TCAGTAATAGTACACGTAGGGCCTGGAGCGATGAGGAAATAAGATCCCGTCAGGATCGCCTCCTTTCATGATTCGCCGGAGCGCTGCGAACTCCTTCGCCCGACGGGGTCTGGTCATAAACATACGCGTCCAGGTCGACGGGCAATGACAAGTGTTAAAGTCGGGCCAAAGCCAGGAAGCGCGATGACGCTGGTGCATCATCTTTCCTTCGAACCCTGGATAGCCAACATGGCAATGTGGTTTGGGTTTACCGTTATGATCGCGGTCTCTTCGTGAATTAAAAACAGACATTAAAGGTTCCTGCTATGGATAGTTACCTCATATGTCCTCCTTATATTTTGCCTGCGCGCGCTGCTCCTGTATGCCTGGTCCATACCAGTCACGCTTGTGCCCACACATCCAACAGGAACAACAACATGGAGTGGTATAGTGGCGCCCCTGATCTTTTGGACTGCCGTTACGCACAGCGTTGTCGTTTCGCCGTTTATGCCTCATGCGACGCATGTGATGGCGTCGTTCCGCACGGGTTCTTGCCATGGTTCTTCATCATATTGAGCGCGGTCATCAACCGCGTGGATATGAAGAAAGTCATTTTGGCGTTCAATGGGGCCTCGCTCAGGATGCCTCGTTAAGCGGTTTGCAGTAGATATTGTCAATGTAGTGGACAAGGGCAGGCACGTCAGAAAACCAGTTTTGTTCTCCGCGAGCGAGAAAATCAGCAATAGCGCTTTCAATTACACTCCGACTGAGCACTTCAGCGTCAACCACCATTTTCAAGCCGATTCCTGCTGCGTAGCCCGGCAATATGCGGTAACCGCAATAAACTGGCGGTGGATTAGTACGCGCAATTTCTCGCGCCCGTTTATCGGCAAAATCACTTATGGATAATCCCTCAAGCTGCGAGTCATTCCGTTGAGGCTTTCGTCCCCATGTATAGCTAATCGTTTTTCCATCGCGATTAATATCTGGTATGAAATCGAGATGCATTGCCTGACGCTGGCTGGCAGCGTCAAGCCGCAATAGCGCCTCATTGAAAGCAACCTCTTCTATCTCATCGCTAAAAGCCACATTCGCCGTGATGATCTCCGCATTCCAGAAAACGACTGGGTCACGACCGAGAAAAACTATATCGCTCCAGGTCCAGCCCCCGCTGGCAACTGCCGCATCATGTTCGCATTCGTCATAGAAGACGCCGCCCCAGACAGCACGCTCTTTGTAGATAAGATTTTTGATTTTGAGAGTCGCGCTCCGACGTTTACGGCGCGAAAGTGAAGTGAAGAGAACATGATTGCGGGCCATGGGTATCTCTGCGAATTGTCGCTGGGAGAAATCCAGCCGTAAAGAATACAGGGGAGAGATTTAAAGTAAAAGATTTTTATGCTGGTCAAAACAACGTAGTGTTCCGCCAGCAGATAGGGCTGAATAAGGGCTAAGTAGATAGAATAATAAACGGCCTTATCGCACTGAAATCAGCCAACTTACTGAATTTTAGGCATAAAAAAGACGTAGAATAACGTCTGTTTACTGCAAAATGGCCCCTACAGGATTCGATATAAACACATAACAAACTGATTTTATTTAACTATGTAGGTTAAGGAAATCACACATACCCCCAAATGTACCCCCATATATTTTTCTGCGGATGAGAATTGATTAGTTATCGTGCAATTTGAGGCTCAGGGTACCTTCTCACATGTCGGTAATATCCACCGGAACAAAATCACGCCCAAATTTATGTGCGGAAAAATTTCTCTATATACATGCAAAATGTGTTGGTTCGGTTGGTTCAGTTGCCTCAAAACGTAAAGGCCATTGTTTTGTTTGAACATTTATCAAAAAATTGAACTAACACTACCTGATTTTGAACCAACATTTAGCGGACTGAACCAACATCTGCCGCGAAAATGACGTTGCGTACAGGCAGGTTTCGCGTTTTGGATAGAAGTAACAAAGCAGCTTTCTCCCCGTGCTATCTGAGTACTGAGCGAAAAATTTCGCTGAGTGTATTTCACCTAATACCAACGGCGTTTTAGCCGGGATGTGCTGTGCAGAATCTTGGTGAGATCCACCCGGCATATTCGATAGCCAACAGTTCGTGGACGAAAGTTCCGCCGTTTCTTCCTTCGTCTGAAACTATGCAAATCTGCACAGTTTCTTTTTCCAGTTCGGCGAGCAAAGATTTAGCGGTTTGAGTACGCAACCACTGGGCAAGTGCTTTGTTAGCGCCATGACCGCTCGCCTTATGCAACGCATTCAGGTTGAAGCGCCCGGAAGTAGCCTTTTCCCCCAATGAGGGGAAAGTATCATTGCTTACGAGCCCAGTTAAACATGACAGAAGAGACAAAGAGTTAGTGTTGAACAGTAAATGGATGATATCTGGACGATTGAATCTGCATCGGCACATAACCAGGAGTAATCCTCTGCATTTCTGATACGCCACTTGCTAAAAACCCTGCTATTTTTAATACATACGGTTTAATTAATGAAAAAAGCTTTTGGTAGGAAAGAGTTGTTGCTGGTGGTTCCCTTATCTATGAGTACAATCGATCGCCTTGAACACAAAGGACAATTTCCAAAACGATTTTATATTACCGATGGACGCTGTGCCTGGGATGGTGATGAGATCGCGCAGTGGCTAGACGAAAGAAAAGCGGCCAGCCCGAAAGAATTCTCCGGGAAAAAACCGCCTATTGACAAGAGAGCATTTCGCCCAGTGGGTAAGGAAACGTGATACAACTGGCGCAGGGAAGCGCCAATGAACTCGAAAAGCGATAAATTACCCATCAGCAATACCTCTGCATATTCTTGGGATACTGCTGATAGTTGATTACAAATCATTCTGGACTTTATAAACTCCCATATATTTTGGAACGGTTAACTGGTATATCTAAGTCATATTTTTTACATACTAATTTCACTAACTCAAAAAACCAGTTAGGTGCATAAGGTGACACTCTTATCTCCTGTATTAAGTTTGTGATATCCAGATTTACCTTTGTACCAAAATCATGTCTCTGTTCTTTAAACTTACAGAGAGGGTTATAACCAATAAGTCTGACTTCTTGTTCGTATGTATAAAAGTTAGATTTGTGCATGAATGGAGCTAAATCGTGATCGATTTTAAACGAATCTGTATCATGAGATATGTATTCGACTTTAGCGATAATTATTTTATAGCCATCAGGCGGAGTAATACTTGACTTTATCTTTTCAAGGTTGGTGACTATACATACCGAACTCTCTGATTCACCGTAAATTTTCCACATTGCCATGCTTTCATGCATATTTGCATGCCAGCAACTCACATCAATCCACTCTTTATACTGTTTGTTAATGTCATCATAGCTAAATTCGTTATTAGGAAAGTTTCCGAAAATAGTCTTGTTGATTCTTTTTTCTATGCTTTCAAATATTTGCTCTGTTTTTTTATCATGTTCAATTTTTTCTTCTGGAGATAATTTTCTAACGCGCGGCCATAAATGATTCATTGCAGCATCTAACATCATGGCACTGCCATCATTCAAAAATCTGAACTCTAAACTTAAACCACCTTCGTTCTTATCCTCAAATCCTGATGCTTTGGAAAGGAATATTTTATTTGTTTCAATCAGGTCCATGAACTTTGAAAAGTTCATATACTTTTGAAGTTCAGCAACATCACTGAAATCACCTGCCATTTCCATATAACAACTCCATTAAGATATAATAATAAGTCAATAACTGAGCAAGTTACAAAAAAGGCCCTCATAGTGGGCCTTTTGTTAGTAACCTTTAGCCTTGCGGTTATATTCTTCGACAACTCTGTTTGCCTTGTCTATCGTTTCCTGCTGTGACTCTTGAATCCTTTTCATATCAGAGTTGGAGTCTTCGAGATACTGCTTTGCCTTCTCAGTATAATCGGCAACCTGGCTGCGATAGTTTTCCCAAGCATACTGATCGTCAGTGTATGGCGGGGATGGCTCCATCTCAGAGAAGGCAGGATACCCACCAAACCCGAGATTGCTGCCCCCCATGACGATCGCCGATGCTGAAAAAGGTAAGGCCAAGCAAAACAAAATAATGAAATTGCGCATTAGCCCCCCTCGTGACATGTCACGCTATTTATTGTTCATCCATTTTGGTGGCTCTTTACAACGAAACGATGTCTGCATAGCGGAAATAACTAAGCTTTCAACTGAATTAACTCTCTGATTAGGGTTATCGTTTAAGTATTTATAAACGACATCGGCATATGTCTGTAACCGCCCATTAGGCTGACAAAAAACCTGAGCGCCTTCAGCCCCGTATGCATCAATGATTGACGCCACATACCCCATGAATACGCCAGCCTGAAGCTGATTATCAGGAGTGCTGCGAACACCTTGCTCAGTTTTTTTATACTCCTGAGCATATTGGTACAATTGTTGACCATCATAAAACTTTGCTTCTGCAGGGGCTAAAAATGAGCAGAAAATGGCGCAAACTATATATTTAGAATTCATTATTATTTCCCTAACATGAATTGCGACGGCGGCAACATAAAGGTATTACCCTGATCTTTTTGTAAACGCTGCTCATACCGCTCAAGAGAGCCGGGTGATAACCATTCCTGCATGCGGTTCAGAATAAGATAGTCCATACCCTGACGCACACCAAGCAAATTGAGAAACGGTGTATGGTTGATACCAAAACGGAGAAAGTCTCCGGCCTTTGCATCGCCATCTCGGGCCTGCAGGTACAGGTTTCTTAGCTGATCTACATCTCCGACGAATGGACCAGCTAGGCTGGATGTCATGCCCCCACCGAAACGGTTATATTCGCCGAAAAGGAAATCCCCCATCAAGCCGGCGCCACCACCTTGTGCCATCGCTGCCATGACTGATTTATGATCCAGTGGTCGCGGTGTTTGCCCTTTTGCCATGAGTTTTGCCTGCATGGACAGATATCCAAAGGCAGTCATCCATACAAACAACTGAGCAAATCCCTGCCATTCCCCGTTACCTGCAAACATCGCTTTGGCCAGCCCCGGTAGCTTACTCTGCCCAAGGGCCGCCGGCGTGTAATCACGGCCGTACAACTCCCTTCCCAGGGTATTCTGCATAAACGACGCTGTGAAAGATTTGAACTGCATCATCATTCGTACGGCTTCACCAACCGGCGTGCCTGGTACAGTGCCGAATTTAATTAGCGCATTTGTTCTCGCCCCTGGCTCGGACATGGCAACCTGAATGCGATCGAGATAGTAGCCTCGGAGTTTACCTGCAAGGGTTTCCCTCGCATTGGCGATCGCCGCCGAACTGGTCTTGATGTTCTGCGTCGCAAGATATTTTTCAATGTCGTGATCGGGGATAAACTGAACACCATTAGGGGTCAAATGGCTGTTACCGTTCAGTTCGTCCATCTGCATATTACGAAATACCGACCACTCATGCTCACCGATACCACTTATTTCAAGTACGCGGCGGAAATCGGGGTTCAGCTTTGAAAACTCACTGCCAGCATTACGCGCCATCCAGTTGGACATGATAAGACCGGCGCCCGAACGCCCGTTCTCGGTCCACCAGTTAAGTAGGTTGTATTTGAAAAACTTCTGCTGAAGACGCGCTATCTTCCCTGGGACAGAAGTATCACCCGAAAATTTGGAGATCACTTCATTGCGCACAGCATCAAAACCGATCCCCATATAACTGAGGATTTCCTTTTTCTCTTCGCTGCTGTAGCCCTGCAACTTGGCCACAAGGTTTTTACTCATTGCCTCGTAGATATTCATGCCCTGATACCGCATTTCCATGGACATGTTGCCTATATCATTAAGAGATGAAAGCGTTGCGCTACCCAGCTTCGTCATTCCCTCAACTGCTCGAATACTGGCGCCCATTTTTGCCAGGGTTGCGTTCCCTGGGATATTGGTAAGCCCCATGACCTCATCAAGCTGCTGTTTGAGCATACGGAACTGACCGTTAAGATCAGCCACTGCAGCGGGGTTATTTGTCTTTTTAATACGCTGCAACTGATCATCAAAAAGACGCTGAAACATGTGCTCAGGATTTGTTCCGAGTACCCGCATCAGTCCGGTTGTTTTTGCTGCACTATCCAGAGAGGCAATGACAGATTCGCGAATATTCCCAGCGCCGTACAGTTTGTTGTATTCGAACCAGGCATCACCACCGGGCTTAAAAATGAGTTCGCGCTCCTGGCTGGCACGTTTGGCTATATTGGATCCGCCACCTTTGAAGCCCTTCAGCCACTCTGAGGCGGGCTTGTAAGTCAGGTGTGTTCCCGATGCCAGGTTGTTATAGACGTTTTGTAGGTACTCTTCGCGATTAGCTATGCCTTCAAAAGTGCCATCATCCAGCCGCGGCAAAATAAAATCACGCCATCCCTCATATCCTTCGGCTCTGATTTTGTACATGTCGTGGCTCTGGCGAGTGATATATCCCGCCAGCTTACCTACCCATGCGCCGGCTCGATTTTTATCAAGACGCGTGACTTCATTCCACTTCATTATGACTTTGCCAAGTGCTATCGCCTCTTTAGGGAGACCATCGGTAGACTCCCTGCGCCCCATACGGTCAATAGCTCGGGCTATATCAAGATCGTACTCACCAGATGAAAAGGCTTTTTCGTAACCTGTTTTATCGATGTCGTGAAAGAAACCACCATTGTATTTACCGCTCAGTTGCTCCTGCTCCCTGGCTACTGATTCACGGGTTCCGGCCGCATATTCATTACGCCCGACCAGAATGGAAGACAGTGTGATATCAGGGCGATCTGCTTCGCCTTTGCCAAAACGAGTATTGTTGAGAAAGGCCGAGTGTTTTTTGTAAATACGCAGGTTGATCAGCTTCTGCTGAGTCTCAATGGCTTTTGCCAGCCTCTCGGATTTCATTAGCTCCTCAGCAGCCTGGAGCGCAGCCCCCTCATTTGAAATAGCAGCATTCTCAGCTTTGATCCGCGCTATCGTATCATCCATGTTGTTAAATAAACTCTGCATCTCTTCATCGGTCAGAGGGCGACCGGCGGCAGCATTTACTGCTTTTTCGCATGCGGTGAGAAAAATATTATCAGCCATTCAGTTTCCCTATACGGCACATAGCCGCAGCTTTGATTGCTTTTTCCATGGAGGTATCTGCTGCCTCATGTTCAACCTGTTTCATTAAAGCGGCGAACTCCGGATCATCAGAAGAAATAGCGTCGTTAATCTGGCGCGTATAATTCAGGTTTTCTTCTGCTTGTCTCAATGCGTCATCAGTAGTGCCTGACTCACCCGCTGACTTTATCTGGATATCAGCTGAAGCACTGGCCGCCACATCGTCTTGCGCTGCTGGGATGCGTCGAGGTAAAGACAGATCATCAATAGCCGTTATTTTTTTCTCCGGGTCTACCAGATTGAGGAACGGCTCGATGTTTACATCCTCCCCCCGGCGCATCTGGGCTACGGCTGATCGCATAGCCTGATTACCCACCATCCAGTCAGCCTCACCTAACTTCTGAGCTGCACTTATGATACCTTGCGCAACCGGGGATTGTCGGAGTGACAAGCGGATCTCATCGGCTCGCCGGGAGACTTGCTTTGCAAGCGGTTCGGGAAGTTCCCCGCGAGAGATAGATGCCAGTTCCTGCGCCGCTCTGGCACCGTCCTGGTGCTCTCCAATACGAGAATTCAGTTGTTCGATCTCCGTCTGTAACCGCTGGCGCCGATCATTCAGTTGAGCCTGTGCCGCCACACGTGCTTCCCTGAACTTCATCCTCTGCCCCTGATACTGTTTAGTAAGCTCGGGCAGCGATGCATCAAGAGAGCCAATATTTCTGGTCAGACTTTCCACCTGGCGCTGAAGTTCACCAACGCCTGTTATCTGCCGTGATGCCAACTCCTGAAGATTATCGGCATAAGAAGGGACAACATCGTTATAGGCCGTTTGCTGCGTATAGTTCTCGCGGTAATGATCGATGCTTCTAGCCAGGTCATCTGCTGGCGCTCTGGAGAGATATGTTGGCGAATCAGGAAATATGCCCGGTCGCATAATTAATGGTTCCGCCGCCGGTGATTCGATGGGGAGACCAATTTCCGGAGATGGCGACTTTTCGGTTGCTGCGCCTGGTATCTCATTTACCCGGGAAGTGGACATATCACGGGCTCGCAGCGCATCAGCCACAATCCCACCACCAGCGTGAAGAATACCACCACCAATTGTTCCAAATAGAAAGTTGGAGGCGTAGTCTCCCATTGTAAAATCATTACCTTGGGCTGCTTGTCCCTCTGCAACCAGCGGCATTGTTGCTGCTGTCTGTGCTGCACCATATACACTTCCCTGTAGAAAACGTTGGCCAGCACGGCCAAGAAGTGTTGCGGCTCTGGCCTCACCAGCGAAAGGGATAAGCCCTATTAAGGCGTTACCCGGATCCGCTATGCTGCCCATAAGATTAGCCATATGCTTCAGTGGAGTAGAGACGGTACCAGATGGGGCGCCTTGTAAGATCTGTTGCCTGTTGAGGTGAGCCTGATGGTCCTGAATAACAGCGTCAACATAAGGCTTTGTTAAACCCGCCGTAGGAACATTGATAGATTCAATTTTATGTTCGCCGAATAAACGCCTGGCATCCTCCTGGCTATATCGCTCTGCACTGGGATCAATATTTAGCCGGGCAAGGCGTGATTCCTCACCCCATGATACGAATGGGCCTTCGTTGAATCCTTCAGAAACAGACGCGCCAAGCGAGCGTAATAGCGGCTGCTCGCCCTCGACTGGCAAGGGGTTGTTGCTTAGCGGGGCACCGGTATAGAACGCCATTATTGGCCTCCTCGTGTATTAAGAGCATCGCGCAATACATTCCTCGCGGTGTCCGGTTCTTTTTGGGGCTGCAGGTTCATCCCATCCTGACCCTGGATCACCCTGAAGGCATCGGACATAGTGGCATTAACATTTGGTGTATAGAACTCAGAGGGTGGAGTAACCTTGCGTTTTTCGCCCATCCAGTTAAGAACGGCGCCGGTTGTACTCGGTTTTGCAATTCCAGACTTGCTGGCATCGGCAAAGCTCACACGGATAGGAGAGCCGTGCTGATCCAGAATAGGGGTACCGTTAACTGTCAGATAAACACCTTGTTCATTTTCGTCCGTCACCCATTCAGCGCTATTCTGTATCTGCGCAAGGTTATTAGCGGCATTCTGCTCTGGCGTCATTGATGGGTTATAAAACATACTCCGACTGCCAATGTCATCTATCTTAAAGCTGTTGACGATATTACTCAGACCATCAGTAACATTATTCTCTTTCAGTCTCAGGCTGTTAGGCATTCGCCATGTATCAGTGACCGTATAATGATCGCCGATCATTTTCTTATAGGCTTTTTCTGTTGCAGCCTGGGCATCTTCCCCTGATGCCATGTAGTAATAAGCCAGACGTTTACCTTGCTCATTGATATCTGCAAGTGTTTCAGCTCCACCTTGTCGCTGCAGGCTAAACGTTGGCGATGCTGCGGAGATTAGAGAGTTCCAGGCCGCGTCTACACCTTTGGCTTGTTCGCCAGCGTTCTTCTTCAGTTCTTCTGTCTTCACATTACGGATGGTAAACATCGTGTCAGCAGCGTTAGTGTCGTTTATCGCTGTAGCAACCCTTACTGCTGCTTTTGTTTTTGGCTGCAGCTGTGCGACAACAGAGTCACCGTAACGGCCAAAGCCAGAGATAATCCCTTTCAGGTCAGAAAAGTTCATATCGCCGCTATCAACTTTTGCCGATATCCCGTCAACTATGCTCGCTGGTAATACACTTTTGCTTCGGATCCCAAGCCGGTCTTTTTCTGCCTGAATGCGTGAGGCCAGATATTCACCGGTAACCTGATTATTCTGGTACTCCTGGAAGGCGGATTGGACTACCGGAGAATGTTGTTGCAACCAAGATCCGGGATCAGCCTCGCGGGCATCATGAACCTGCTGGAGTTTTGACACGGCTGAAGCATACAGCTCGCTCTTATATTTGGAATTTGCTTCACCCTGTTGGGGCTGTATAGTCTGAACGGCCGCAAGACCTTGCTGATAGTTACCTTTCACGATGGTCTGGTAGACGGGCTGCAGACTCATGGCCTGTTGATATTGCTGATAGGTTTTCTCCAGTTGCATACGCTCAGCGGGCGAAGCCTGCAAAGGCATTACCGCAGCCCATTTCTGTGGCGTGACTGGATTAACTGAGCCTCCAGCTTCAAGTGTTACCATGTCATCAAGCATCTGGCTCTGCAACGCTACACGGCCGGCAGCGGCCTGCATATCGTACATGCCTGCAACTTTGCTCATCATGGCGGATTTGTTCTGTGGGCTCATCGCATTCCAGAATGGCTGGTTGATGAGGGTTTCCATTGTGGCCGGGCCTGGGATCGCCAGCGCCCCCCCGGTTACTTTCGCCACATAGTTGCGGGTTTCCTCGTATGGAATTGCCGCGGCGAACTGTTCATTGCTTACGGCGCCTGTACGCGGATCGCCAATTTTTTTTATCCAGCCATCGACCGCCCCGGGCCCGGCATTATAGGCAGCAACCGCAAGTACAGGATTGTTACCGTATTTCGTCATCTGCGCACCGAAGTACGCCTGGCCCAGTTTCGCGTTATAGCGCGGGTCGTTAAGCCACTTGTCACGATCCCACGCCACACCAGCCAGTCGTGCAGCCTCGGGGCCAGTGTCTTCTATTACCTGCGCAACACCCACCGCGCCTTTCGGCGACACCAACGGCACTCCGTCTTTACCATACTGATTACCACCGCTCTCCTGCCAGATCATCGCGGAAAAAAGTTGCGATTCACTGGGCGTATCAGTGACCTCAACTTTCCCGTTCGGACCAAGTAGTTGCTGATACATTGGCGTATACCAGGCTTCGCTAGCCCGGTTCGCAGCTTGCTCACGCCACTGCGCCCAATTTGATTCTATCTCTTCAGGGCTTTGTCCATGAGCTTGCCCATAAGCAATTATGGAGTGGTAGGCATTCATCGCAGATTGATTAAATTCCTGCGGGTTCAAAGCCTGCTGCTGCTGGAGGCGTAAGTACCCATCTTGCTGGCCGGCTTCATATTGTCGATGCTGCCCAACCTCGTATCGGGTTGCCTGGCTTTTCAGCGAAAGTAACTGAACCTGAGCCTGGCGCATAAAATTATCGCGCACTTCTCCCTCTGGTAGGGTAGAGGCAATGTCCTGCACTTTCTGAGTCGCATTAGAAATAACTAAATCAGATTGTCCAAGTGCATCCTTGCCCTGTTTTGTTATAAGTCCAGTCCGCGGATTGTTAATTTGATCATCATTAAATTGGCTTACCTGAAGTAATCCATTCTGGGTATTAGCTAAATCAGCCTTGCGCTTTGCATCAGCCATCATATTGATCGACATATCAGCAGCCTGCAGGATCCCCTGAACGAGCGGGTTCTCAGGGATTCGAAGGTTGCTGGTCATTACCGGCGCGGCTTGAGTCTGGCTCTGGCGTTGATACTTCGGAACGGTTGGCATGCTTTTCTCCCGAGTATGTTATGCGAGTGGTCTTCAGGGATTAGTGGTATTTATCCCCATTGGGTGCTAGTGCTGATTTCTCATCGGCTTTATCTTGGGCGTTACAATGCAGATCAGACGATTGAGGAGAGGAAAGAAAGGTGGCTGGTTTTATTGCGGCCGAGAGAAAGTCTAAAACCCCTAATGGAAAACCAGGTAATGCGTACTTGGCCACAGATACAGCCAACTCATAACGTTGCAGCAATTCGGTTAACGCGATCTGTTCTGTTAACGATGCTTTGTCGATGATTCTCTGGATTTCCTGAAGCAACTCTTCGTCAGTGTTATTCGTTTTCATAATTACCTTCTTTTACCTCAAAATGCTTAATATATACATGAAAAACAAACAGATAGTTGATTTACCCTTGCATTGGAAGTATTTGGACTTTTACCCCAGATGCTGGAGCGCTTTATCCACCAACCCCCTGGCGATCTCATGGATAGTCGGCGCAACGCCGATACCTGATTGCTGGCGCTGCTTTTCCTGAATTTTTCTGATTGCCTGAATCTGTGCTTCGCTGAGCAAGACAGGTTTGACAGACTGTTTCGACATGGCCACCCCCTGATATTTATACAGTTATTATAATTTCACATAATGAAATGATCATTGATTGAATTGCGATTAATGAAAGAATAAATTCGATCGTTATCAGAAAAGGGATTAATGGAAATAGAAGGGGTGAACAGACTATCTTCCAACGAGTCAGTTGGTAGTGGCCGACCTATTTACTCTTTCGCAGATTTTATCGACCACCAGTGCGAAAGCCTGCCGGTAAGCACTCTCATAACAAACCAGCACAGCAACTTTTTTGTTGAATGTATCCCAGCGCATTCCCTTCGGCTTCAGGAAGGAATAAGGGTGGTTAGCCAAATTACGAATATGTTCGGGGTTTCCCCATATGGCGTAAAGCGCTTCAATCTGAGCATCGCCTCTCTGAACCAGTTTCTGGAATATCCAGTGAGAAGGTTGCTATTACCCCTATTAATTATTACTTATTGATAATGTTTGGTTTAATGAAATTGTTTACTAATCTAATAAATCTGATTTACTTAACATCCTTTGTATAATCATTCGCACCCAATGTTCCGCAGGAGAAGACTCATGCCAGAGGAAAGGGATTACACTTCACTCAACCTAGATCGTAGATGTATCGCTGAAACCACAAATCAATTCTGTGAAGAAAATTCATTACAAATCAGAGAGATGTCGGAAAGACCAGGCGGCCCAGGTAAAAGAATTCTCATCGGCAGGCCTGGTATTGAAGACGCCACCCTCGATATCTATTTCAATAATGATGGAACTTCTACGCTAACCTGGAGGCTTGGAAAGAACCGTCCCTTAGGGCAACAGTTAGCAGACATACTATATGAAACTATAAATCCTGCTGAATTTCAGTCGGTTAATATGACGCTAATAGGGATTGAACGGGTAGATATTCAAGCAATTATTGACTTACTCGCAAACGACGAAAGTAGGGCATTTAATGTAGCACCAGAAGAACGCGAGACCAGTATCATGTGGCGGCTTCAATGTCCTGAGCACAATGATTCTCTAGTTGTAACTCATCACTCTTCAAGAAGATTGCAAATCCAGGGCCGCCCACTTACATGTTACAGAAAGCTTGTTTACCTATTGACAGATATCCTTGATCTGGCTGGGTTGGAGTTGGTTTTGAGCCGTTCCGAACAGAATGCCTCAGTAATTGTCAGACGAGAAGTAGCGGCTGAATTTCTAAAAAAAATGCTCCCAAATTCCTTTGAAAACTTGCCCGGTTTGACTCGCGACTTGCTAGTTTCAGGGCAATGTGTCAAACTTGCCGGCCCATCTTTGCCTGAGTATTCGATGTTACTGTTTCCAGAACTACGTTCGCTCGAAGGGGCATTGAAGGCTAAGTTGGACGATTTTGGTTTTGATTCGGATGGTAACGATTTTGGTTACTTTTTTGATTTCGACCACCCATCGAGAACTTATGCACTTAAAACATCTTTTCACGGTCATATAAGCAACATTCAGCTAAGATCTGATCTGAGCGAAGCTTACACTTTCTTTCAGAAGCACCGACACTCTCTTTTCCACATGAACAGTGCGGAAGAAAGCAGTCGAAAAATCACTGGCATTCAACAGCTTTTGGCTCTTTCAGAATCAGCCTATGAGCACATAGACAGACTATACAAATAAAATGTTTAAAATAAGGCACTTAAAGGACGAACAGTATAAAGTTATTGTTGTAGCTACAGGTTACGACACGCCTTTGTCATGCCTAAATATTATCGCACAACGCCTTACGGAAGAGGCGTTTCATGGCTCAGTACTGTTTGACCTTCTGTGCTCCAATGGACTTGAAGATAACAGGTTTGCTTCAATTTCATTTGATGGTAAGTCTTTCTTAAAAAAGACGTTTCATGTTGTGGACGAGCAGTTATTGCCAAAGCAGGTTTTAAAAAACCAAAACGAATTTTTTATAACTCACGAATCAATACTGAGCGCATCTGTTTTAACAAAATCCGAAATATACAAACTGGTATCCGCCGCACGATAACTTTATAAAACAGATTAAAATCAATAGAATACATCAAAAACCAAGAACCTTACTTCTAAACCTAGCCAATCAGAGCGCCCTACGCTCATTCAGAAAATAGAGTCAGCATCGCTCTAACACCACCCATATAGCCTGCTACTTCGCATATTAAGCAGAAATAGTGTTGGTTCATCGGCTATTTCTGTTGGTTCAAACTGGTAGTTTGTTGCCTCAATGCTGGTTCATTTTTCAAACATGAAACCTTATTAAACAGATACATATAACTACTGAGGCAACTGAACCAACTGAACCAACACCTAAACTACACACATGAAAGAATGCTTTTACTCTGGCTGGTCATCGTCCGGCAGATACTGCAGGACATAAACCCGAATCTGTCGCCCATCAATGCGCGGTGACTTTCTCTGGAAACCACGGCCTGAAGACGGTGGCGTCAGCATTCCTGCTTTCTTCAGTACCTCCGCAAACTGACGGGGGTTAAAGCCGCGGGCAATCTCCCCTTCGAAGGCTGCCGGGAAGGTGTAGAACACCATCGGGTCAGTCTCGTGACCTCCTTTCTGCCGGTATCCCGCCATATTGGAGATCGGCAGACTGGATGGGTCATACGGGAACGGAGCAAAGCGGCTCATACCGTAGGCGTTCAGGAATGCCTCGGTCTGCTCGATAATCTGCTGGTGCTCTTTGTTTCCAGTACCGAACTCTCTCAGCCAGGCGTTATAGCTGTACTGGATGGCATCTCTACACGTCTGCTCATCCCATCCGGTGATCACCCTACCCAACAGTAGTGCGGCTTCCAGAATGGCGAACCGGGCACCGACGCGGTGTACCTGCTCTCCGTAATCAGACGGGATCAGGCTACGCCAGCGCTCTTCCGCTGCCCTGACGGCGCTTACCGCCTCGTGCTGGTGGTCCGCCAGCCACTTCACCCACTCACGCCCGGCCACTCCATGATGACCCTAGTATGCATCCTTGAGAGCATCGGCATGGTGTTTACCATTGGCATACTCATGGAAGCGTACTGCCCGACGCATCGGAATATTCAGCAAGCGAACCAGTTGGCCCGCTTTAGCCTTGCGACCGGCACTGGCAATGAAGGTTTCCAGATCCATCTCACCGGTACTGATGGCCACAGTACGCCAGCGTTTCAGATCACGGTTTCCTCCTTCCTTCGCGCCCTGCAGCTTACCCGTGCCATTAAAAAGGGCGTAGGCAGATTTGTATACCTCCACCGGGTCAGCGCCCTGGCCGATTTCGTCTAGCGGCATCAGCGCGTCGTTGTGTGCGGCGGCTTCGTTCGCCAGCCCCAGCGCAGTACCGTACCAGGTGAGACGCAGCACGTCAGGGTTACCGTAAAGACTGGAGGCCACATTAGCAGTGGTAGTCTTACCCGCGCTCGACTGTTCGTAGAGGTGGATGCCGAATCCATCCGCACCAGCAAGGCCAATCAACGGGGCGGCCAAAGCTGCGGCCACACCAGTCATCATCGAGTAGTTGCCAAAGGCCAGACGTCCAACGCACTCTCGCCAGCTCTCAACAGTACCGCTGGTGGTATAACCGGATGCGGCAGAACTTCGTCCGTTAAACAGCACCGGTTGATCTGGAGTACCAATGATCTCGCCATCAGGCATGATGTAGGCGCCACACTGCCAGCCCGTAGCATGCGCAATGCGCCATACCTCACCATTGGCACAGCTCTGCAGCCAGTCGGCCAACGTTGCACGTAAACCACTTTTGGTTGTGACGTTCACCCCACCAGCCTTGAGCGTTCGCCAGCCTTCGCGTTCACCGATATCAGCAAATGGTATTGCCTGGACAGTATCCCCCTTCGAACCGAATGGGCGCCAGCGCAGGATCAGATACCGGGTTTTACTGTCATCTATGCCAGTACCTATGACCTCCAGAGCAGAACACAGCCAGCTTTCACGGGTAGTTATTTCCCCGGTATCTTTGTCTGATTTTGGCTCAACCCAAAAAATACCGTCAGCACGGCTTTCGACATGAGGTCGCAGAGATTCAGGTTTTGATGCGCCTTTCTTCCCTCCGTTGATCACTTGCAGTCTCGCGGACACTTCAGGCTCCTGCGGTTGATACATCGAATTCTTAAACGCCGTTGTAGCGGCTTCCAGGCCATGCTGCTGGTGGTAGTCGTTCCAGTCGGCCTTTTTCACTGTTGGTGGTAAAGCCACCCAGCCAGAGACAGACTTTGCAGCTTTCTCCGCAGCGTCTTTGCCTATATTTGGCTCTCCGGGCTTAATATCGTTGTCGGCAGCAATGATGATCTGCGCATTCGGGTAACGCTGATGCATGGCCTTGGCGACGGGCTGCAGGTTGCCAGCGTCTATGGCACATACCGTCAGTGCTTCCGGGCGTGTCAGATGGACAGATAAGGCTGTTGCCAGCCCTTCAGCAATTAAAACACTCTGCGGTGCGTCTGCTGCGTTTACAGCATGGTATGCACCTCGCTTCGCCGAGCCGGCCAGAAGACGTTTTTCACCCTGCGGTGTAATGGTCTGCGCAGCTGTTACTGCGCCAGATTCATTAACCAGCCCTAACAAAAGCGAACCATCCGGCAGAACAGGGAAGGTAAACCCAACCAAACCCTTGTTCATGAGGTATTCGCTTTCACCCTCGAAAGCAGTTTCTGCAAGCCCCTGCCAGTGGCTCACAAATAAACCGCGGCGCTGTTCTATTTCAGCCAGCTTGCGCCGTTGGCGTTCCTGCTCGCGCTGCTGGCTTTCGGCTTTCATTTGTTCCCGCTTCTGGCTAGCTGTCGCTTCGTCCTGTTTCACTGTCCGGTAATCAATACCCAGCACATCAGCCGCCATTCGTGCGGCCTCCGTGGTGTCACAGTTGTTAACCCGTTTGATTAAGTCCAGCCCGTCACCAGCGCCGCACTGGTTGCAGATAAAGCTACCGCGGCCGCCATCATCGAAACGGAAGCGATCCGAGCCTCCGCAGGCCGGGCACGGTGCGTGCCGGCGCGGTGAATCCGGCACATCGATATGCAGCCCAGTCAGCACTGTAGGCCAGCGATCAGCTGCAGCCTGGGTAACTTCACGGATGAGGTCGATATTTTTCATTCGCAATCACCATCTTCCAGACGTGCGTTGTGCTCTAGCTTTTTCAACAACTGAGTACCAATAAGTTCGGCGGAGTCTACGAGGTGGCTTTTGGTGTGTGGATCGCTGACATCATTAATTGTTCTTAGGATTGCCAACACACATTCTGTTTCGTAGGTGAGTTCATCGAGCAGATAAGGCTTCTCGGCGATCGCTGTAGGGAGGCAGTTATTACGCATGATCCACCTCCGTCAGACGGATGCGGCCAGCGAAAAAGCAAACGTGATCACGCACTAAAGTGCGCCGGGCTTCGCGTTCAGATACTGCAGTGACGTGGAAGATTTTTACAGTGGCGGATTGCCTATCGCGGCGTATAGCAGCGATGATCCAAATAAAAGATGGATTGGGGGGAAGGGTAGTAGCCATAGTGGCAGCCTCTATACAGTGAATCGTAAATTCACCACCAAGAGACGCCAATCTCAGACTGGTGGTGAGCTGAACAAGGTTGGCGTAACCGGCCTGTATAGACACCGGCCTTCCTTTCGGAAGCCCCATCCAGCCCACCATAATTTGGATGTGCAGGGATTTTGCCGACAAAAAAACACGCTTAGTGCGTGTCGGCACTATACAGGTTATCAGGACGCCAATCCCGGCACCAGATTTTGCTGGTGCAAAATAACCATAGACCTGGATGACGTAGAACATCAAGCCATTTTTTATGGACTCGCAAAAATTTTTACTGCAGGTGTGATGTCCATCGCGCGTACTGGTCGCTAAATTCCGCCAGGCATTTTGTACGCCACTATCAGTGGCCCGCAATGTGACAGGTTTTGACAGGTTCACGCGGTGGCGCACCACCCGAAGAGTGTTAACTTTTATATACATCAGGCCAGCCAGAAAGAGGCTTTTACTCCGGGCGGCGGTAATCATTGTTTCACCTCCGTGTACTCCTTCATGAAGCGCTCAATGGGCTGTACGCACGGGAACTGATACCCCTCGCGATAGAACGTCACGCGGTTATGCGCTACAGCGGTCACGCTCACCGTCTGGCCCTGCACGTCGCGATATGCGTGATTTGGCAGCGGTGTGCTGGTGGAGTTAGCCATTAATGAACCTCCAGCAAGTCAGGTTGATACTTACGCCACAGCTCGATTTCTTCGGCGGCTAGGCGAGCTTTCTCACCTTTGCATGACTGAAGGTCTTTACCGCGCCTGCTAGCCTTCTTCATATAGAGTTCTTTGCGGCGGGTATGGTCATTCAGGAACGCGAATGGCACACCGTAGGTTCCTGTTTTACGGATAGAGGGGACAACCTCGCGGAATACCCAGTTGCTGAAGCTGTGAGCAAACGAGCCAGGTATTGTGGCCTTACGACTGCGAGCAATCAGTTTGTAGAAACCTGACTCGCATATAATTCGCATAGTCTGCTTTCCGCCAAGGGTGGGTATTAAACACTCCCTCTTTTCATCACCATCGAGACGCCGCAAAGCAACCTTGTGATCGGTGATTTCCAAAGCCGCACATACATCCGCCGCCACAAACCAAGGTTCGCCCAAGATCTTAACAATTCGAACTTTTGTGTCCTCAAATTTAATGACCGAAATATCATCGCTGCTGTTTTTAGGGTGAGCGAATCCCTGCCCGGCGTGGGCATTTTTGATAGTCATATTAGTTTTCTCGGACTAAGTTACAGTTGAGATTTTGTGGAAATTACAGCATCACGTTCTTCAATACGTTGGCTTATCCATTCATCAACTTCGCTTTCGACAAATGCAACCGCACGGGAACCGATCTTAACAGTTGAAGGAAAACGGTCTTGGCTAATTAGCCGATAGATCCACGCCTTGCTGTAGCCAGTACGGCGTTGAACTTCAGGGAGACGAATAAGGGTATTAGACATTTTAACTGCTCCTGTAGTTGATTGACGTCTACAAGAGCTATTACAGCTACAATGGAATCAAAGATCACCGCAGTTGCGGCATACAGTACCGCAATTGCGGTACCACATGAGGCTATCAACGTTTTTTTAGGCTCTTGTTAGCCTCAGAAAATTTGTTCTCAAGCGTTCTAACACTTATACCGGGAATCCCCTCAAAGTGGGCAAGCATCGAGCTGATAATTGAGGCCTGGTTGGCGAACCTGGACAGTTTTTCACCGCTTGGTGAACTGCCCAGCATCAAAGAAAGTAGCCCGCCGATTATATTCAAATAAGTAGTCTCTGAACGCCCATCGATATTTTGTACCGAGTTATCTACCATCTGTCGTAACGAGTCACGCTCCCCCTGTAATTCAGAGATTTCATGTTTCTGTTGTTGGAAGGTCTTTACAGCATTATCTAATCGGATATTAAGACGCTTGTTTTCAGCCTGAAGGGTCTGATATGCATCAACTGTAATTCCCGCGTGCAATTGCTGCTCAACGGTATCAAAAAGGAAAGAGGGCTTCTGATTGGGATAATTTTTCGCCATCCATGTTTTAAGATCTGAGTGACGAATAGTAAGGCGATGCTTAGCTACCTGCTCTCCCGGAGATACAGTTTTGCCATCTCGTCCATAAGCAATTTCTCCATTGTGTATGGCATCAAGAATCTTTTCAGCGTTAACACGCAAACATGGCCACTGTGGGAACATCCCTACACCAGGTAAAACATCCAAGCCGACACGCTCAAGAATCAACACCTCATGCGCAATCAAATTACACCACCGTAGTGCTGCTTCAACCGGAGTGTAATATGCCTTTTCAAGAGAACTACAGCTTTTTGAATTGTAAGACACTCGACGCCACCTCACGCCCTCTGATTTTGGCGGCTATGCCAGCCCGCAGAGGTGTACGGGTTTTCGGGGATCAGCCTAGACATAGCCTATTCTTTGTTCGTCTACCCAAGTCTACTATCGTCTTTATATACTGTCTATGCATCCAGTTAGGCACGTTTCCCGAACGAGCCATGCACCACATTTTCACCATTCTCCATCGCCTGCATATAGTCGGCATACCACTGGAGCATTTCCCGCCGGCCGTCCAGATACTGAGCGTGGTTGTATGTCCCGCGGATTGAGTTCTTATCGACGTGGGCCAACTGCGTTTCAATCCAGGCGGTGTTATAGCCCTGTTCATGGAGGATGGTACTCATGGTGTGGCGGAAGCCGTGCCCGGTCGCTTTACCGTCATAGCCGATTCGTTTAATCACCTGGTTGATGCTGGCCTCACTCATTGGCTTGCCGGCGTCATTCCGCCCGGGGAAAACATACTTCCCTCGCCCGGTAAGCTGGTGGATCTCTTCCAGCAACTCGCGAACCTGGCTCGAGAGAGGAACGAGATGTGGGCGCCGCATTTTCATCCGTTCCGCCGGGATGTTCCAGATATCCTTATCAAAGTCGATATCAACCCATTCAGAAGCACGGAGCTCAATTGTCCTGAGCCCGGTAAGCATTAACAGCCGGGTGGCGTTGCGGGTGATAGTGCTCCCGCTGTATTCGCTTAAAGCGCGGAGGAAATCCGGGATCTGGTCAACTAAAAGATGAGGATAGTGTTGTTGTTTTGGCGATTTCAGCGCACCAGCCAGATCTGATACAGGGTTGTGCTCCGCTCTGCCAGTAATAATGGCATAGGTAAATATCTGTCGGCAGGCCTGACGGGTTTTCTTCAACTTATCCAGAACGCCACGCTGTTCCATCTTTCTCAGGACATTAAGCATTTCGACCTGGCTAATGTCCGTAATCGCCTTTTGCCCGATGAAGGGAAAGATATCCTTCTTCAGGTACATCAGAAGATGCTCGGCATAGCCTTCTGACCACGATGTGCTTTTATGGGTATGCCATTCCATAGCCAGGCGCTCAAAGCTATTTGCCACGGCCTGCTCTTTCGCTTGTTTCTCTTCCTGCTTCTCCTGCCCCGGATCACCACCAGCGGCGAGAACCTTTTTTGCATCCGCTCGTTTCTGTCTGGCCTCCGCCAGAGTGACATCAGGATATACCCCCAGCGCTAATAGCTTCTCTTTGCCTGCGACACGGTACTTCAGACGCCAGTATCGCGAACCATTGGGGTTCACCAACAGGTAAAGACCGCCGCCATCAGACAGCTTATAGGGTTTGTCCTTGGGCTTGGATGTGTCGACCTGGCGGGCTGTGAGCTTCATTTTGGGGGTATCTCATTTCATTGAACAGGAATCTACCCCCAAATGTACCCCCACATGAATGTGGATTTCAATAGACCATAGTAGACGTTGAGATAATGAGATATTGGCGTATGCCACGTGAATGCTGGTTTTAGTAGACTTCAGGAGACGTTAAGATAAGTGAGTATGGTACGCCCTACAGGGTTCGAACCTGTGACCTACGGCTTAGAAGAAAGTAGAGCGTTAAATAACACACTGTAATCACACATGTTTTCCGCGTTCGCATCCGGTTTTGTGTCGTTTCGTGTCGTTTGAATACATCCCTGTCTTTATCGTGCATTCCTGTCACGCCACAACTACGACACACCCATTACGCGAATTCTTCCAGGTTCATGATTCCATCCGCGCCATCACTTGAGATGCCAAAATCTGCGAGCAGCTATCCAGATCGCAAACTCGCCGGTTTACCTCATCACAATAACAGCGCATCATTAGCGCGCTAGTTAATCATGTAATTTTCGGTGCGCACCGCTCTTTCATGGTTAAACCGCCAGGCTGTCGCTTCGTACATCACAAATGATATGCGTCACGACGCCGGCGACAGTGACATCGTCCAGGGCCTCACCTTCAATCGCTTCGCCGTCTTCAGTAATCAGCGCCCTCCCTCTCAGCGTGGCAAGTTCCGTCCCACCGCCGTGCTGGATTAGAACCTGACTACCCTGCTTTGGCTTCAGGGAGATATCCAGCACAACATAACCGCCATCCCTTTCGAAAACGCAAGTGTTAGGCCCGACATTGCAGATCGAGTTAACAGACAGACGCTGTTCAACGTAGTCAGACGCCGGTGAAGGAAAGCCCATCAGATGACCCTCCCCATCCCTGCCATCATCCACAGGCGGTTTTCGCTATGGTCCGGTGTCTTATCGACAAAATACGTCTGCTCGCGTGCGATCCAGGAGTTCGCCTCCACCTCGGATAAGTGGATGCCGCGCCGGCGAAGCGCAGTAACGAAGTCGCGGGTGTGAAGGTACTGGAACCCTTTGGAACTGCGCAAAATGGACTCGCGGAAAGCCGCGGCGATATCCGACTGTCGAAGCATGATCTGCCCTCCGATAAACACTGTTTTTATATACAGTAGTTTTATATTGAAAGCAGATCAATGCAGAAGTTGACTATCAATTAATGCTATCAAGCCATCTCTTTGTTTATTCAGGACTCTACGAACTAACAGTAGCGGTATCTGGCACCCAACCGCCAAACTGTCAGTTGATAGAGAGCAGCTCAGCCATCACTGCTGATTTTCCCCATATTGTCTCCCCCTTAGATTATTTTTCCTTTCAGCTGATAGTAGTTTTTGTAACAGGTGTAAATAGTTGCCATTTCAGCATCCGTTATTGCCCTGGATACAATCAGGCATGCCCGCATGAAGATAGTCGCTGTCGTGGCTCCCTCAACCGAACCTCCAAGCAGAATGTTTGACGAGGGTACAGCATAAGGCGTTGTCGATGCTGTGCCGGTTGCTGACTGTGATGTGCGTGGCAGATCAAGCTTAGTCAGCATTGATCCGCTGCCGTTGTCTCGCACAAACCTACTGACTGCCATTTCGCCATCGGTTGCGGCAGTAGACGGGATGAGGTCGGCCTGTTGAGCTGCTCCCGCTGCAGTCAACCATTTAGCTCTCCACGCTGTAGCCGTAGTTTGTGTACCACGAGTACGCTGTGGCGCGTTCATCTGCACCCGGCCCACAACAGCACCAATTGCCCCTGGATGGACGGCTATTGTAACCATTGTCAGATCGCTGTCGTTATATGCTGCTATGTCGATGTTCGTATCAAGGTGGTTAGCCTCAGTAAGGCTGACTCCGTAATCACCCAGAGCAGGAGAGCCAACAACGGACATGGCAGCTCCAACCCGGTTTCTGGTTAATGATGCAGTGTCGTTTACGTCAAAATCAGCCTGCAGGATAATCCCCGGTATTAAGGCCGGAAGTTGGGTGATGTCGTTTGGATAAGGGTAAGTGTCAAGGTAACGCGTGGCTGTCACACCGTTATCAACATAAAAGCGGGTAGTCATGATTTACAGTCCTTTAAAGCTGAATGGAGAAAACGCAAAGGTCGTTATAGAGAGGCAGGCCTGATAGTGACGTCCCTGTTTGGGAATCTCTGATACACCCGCGTGAACCAGTTACAGGCCCGGGGTTTTGTCCGGCAATCCCCTGGCTTGCATAAGATATCGCCGTCGCAGTGGTAGAATCGGTCTTGGTGATAACTATTTTTGCTGCTGATCCGCTGCCGCTAACGGCTACCGAAGCAATTGTGGCCCCGGTCAGGACAAAGCCGTAGTTGCCTGGATCGGTAACCCTCGAGGTGTCAATCACGAGATCACCAACACAACCCGCCACTGGTATAGTGATTGTGGCTCCTGACTGCACAACACCAGACTCTATCGGCACAAGCGAGGATTTTGTATTGTCATTCAGCCACCCACCGACAACCGAGCCAATTACCTCGCCTTCAGTCCGATATCCAGCACTGGTCAGATGCTCCCCGTCTGAATGCGGGCGGGCATACTGTGCGCTGGCAAGATGGATTAATGCGTTATCACGGGCCTCCTGGTACTGTGCAATACCGATGTTATTGGTTTTGGTCGTGCCGGCGGTGCCGCCGTACGGGATTATGTTGGATAACTGGCCAACAAACATGTGAAGCGACTGGCTTTCGCCTGTTGCCGCGTTAATGACAGACTCGTACTGAGCACGGAGAGTCTCCATTGCGGCACGATAACTGGATATTGATGTCCCGGCAGCCGCATTCTGGTTTCCGTGGATAAGCACCATTACGGGGACATACTGCATGCCCAGCTTTTCAGCCATGGCTACAGCTGACTGAATCATTTTCGTTGCACCGGTAAAAGTCGCTGAACCGGATGAAATGTCGGCAATTGCAGTACCGGAACTCCCGGCCGTAGAAACCAGTACGGTATTCCCGGTCATCTGGTGAACCTGCCAAGCCATGCCGCTAGATGGAGACTCCTGGCCAGGGCGCGTTCCTACATTCTCCCGGCATGGGATGACGGACTCCAGGAGTGCTTCATTCAGCGTGTCGTACTTAAAATCGACTTTCGGCCCGGTTTCAAACGCTAGGATGCCATAATCTGCCTGCGCTGTTGTCGTTACAGGGCTTTGTGTTTGCGTTGAGCCACCAGGAGCAAGAGACTGGCCAGTTATAATCAGGTGAACAAGAAAGCGCAATGACTCTCGCGCCCGGTAATTCCCGTCATACGTGGATCGATAAGTGAGGTAGTTGCCGCTGATATTCGACAAATATCGCAAAAATTCCGCATATGCCACTGGCGCAATATTTGAAACTCCGGAGTCGTTCGTGATCTGAGTTGCATCGCTGCCATCTACCGCAATGATATTTCCATCAACTGAAGCAACCATTGGGAATTCAGAGGCGTCATTATCAGGTGTGTCATCGCCCACCTGCTCCACGGTACCATCCGTGCGAACTCGCCGAAAAATTCTCCCCTGTCCGTCCATATGTATTTCAGAATAGTCACTGACACTGTCATCATCAGCAAACCACGTGGTCAGGCTGCCATGTGTCAGATTGCCAAGGGCAGAAATGTTAAATATTTCTTCACCAGTGGCGCGCATCTGGCAGACAAATCCGCCACCTGCAATTTGCACAAGCTCAATTCCTGAACCAATCATCACTGCCGGAAACTGGCTCGTGCCATCGGCATAACGGCGATAAACGGCGTGCCCTACACTATCCAGAATGAGCTCAGCAATATCTGGGTATGCATCGGTAGTCTGAGCAGCACCGGAAGCCATAATTTTCGCCAGTTCAGTGGCAACCAAATCTCTCAGCGCGTCAACATATCCAGCAGAAATCATCCTGCGACCGGTAGGCTGCAACGTTCCGCCAACGTTCATGACCTCGATCGCGAGGGCGCTGTCATCCGGGCTACGATAATAAGTAGTGCTCCCCTCGGGGATATTAGCAATATCCGCCTGCGCCGCCGCCAGCGTCATGTACTGCCGGCTGAGAGGGATCAGGTTCTGCCTGGTTTCCTCAACGACCTTGTCCCCTTCCGCCTTAATTCCATCTACGGTGTAGTGCTCGCCGCCGAGACGATCGATGTATGTCGGTTCGGTACTGGTGACAACCTTATCCAGCATGGCGCCAGCATAAACTGCGTCCCGGATATCAGTATTTGGTACCGGGTTGTCGGTTGGAGTTGGTAACGGTACTTCTGCCATTGTGCATGTCGCCCTATAAAAGGCGCACGAAGCCCTCAGAAGTGAATCTGATGGTGTGCGCGAAGGTTGGTAATTACTGCTGTGTGTTACGGATAAATCGAGTCTGAATACTCAGTGAGTGAGAGGGTTTGAGTATCGTCACCGTTGGGTTTAGCGCTATCGACGCGCCAGATTGTGGAGTTCAGTTCCGAGTCGGTGGCAATGAAATAACGGCTGGGGTTTTGCACATTTTCGCGGTCATAAATGTTCAGATCGAAGGTATCGGCTGCAGCCTGAAATGCTTTGGGCTTGCCGCTTACCGGATAAGCTCGCCAGCGCCCGCGGTAATTGCCGAGGCTGTCGGTCATCACCACCCACATATCGCCGAGTGAGAAGTCGATACGCTCTGAGGTCGCAAACTCGTCTCCGGAGCGCCCAGTGATGTATCCGGTTTGCTGCGCGTTGTCGTACATGTCCGGACACTGAACCACCGTGCCGCGCACGACCTGCGTTTCTTCCAGCACTTTCACCGTCATGGTCAGGCGTGAGTAGAGGATTTTCCTCGCCTCAAGCCAGGCTCGATCGGTTGCCTGGGTGGCGTTTCGGCAGCCGTCCAGGCTGATCTGCATCGCGTTAACAGTGGCATCCTCAACCTCAGTGATGCCGCTGCTGTCGATCTGCAGGTAGATGTACGCCTTCTTGTTCGTCAGCGGGTCAACGTAATCCAGCGCCACGCCGTCGTAACCACCAGGGAGAGACATTTGCCAGGCGACCTTGTACTCGTCCCAGAACATGTTAGAACGCGCAAAAACCGCATCGGGATTTGCCACCCTCTCATCACGCCAGAATGTCAGCACATCGCCGATGTTATTGCCGTCAACGCGGGCCACATTGGCGATCGTCGCTATTTTCTCTCCCAGCGACTGCTTCTCATCCGAGAAGGTGTAATCGAAATACCCTAGCGCCTCATCCGGCAGCGAATCGGCAATGGCATAAAGAGCTGCGACGTCAATACTGGCCACGTCCTGTTTACCCACAACCACCCACTCATGCAGGATAGCGTCAGCAAACGAACGACTCGGCCGCAGTGTGTAATCAACCGCGCCGGTAGTCCGGTCGTAGCTGATGGTATGCCGCTGCGCCAGCATGTTGTACTTCTGCTCGCGGTTGCTGTTGCTGTCATTCGAGCCTTTGATAGTGATGCGGGCAATCGTGTCCTCTGGATACACGACGTTTTCGCGCACGTTAACCGCATGGATCGCCATCAGTGTGACAACGTTAGCGTCATTGCTGTTGTCGAGGCGCTCGATGGTCACCGCATAGCGCCCAGCCCCGGCAGCCGGGACAAACTTGTGCGTTGTGCGGAAATATCGGGTCGTCACCTGGAAGTCGTTATCGAAGAAATAATCGTGCTGCTCTGACGTACCAGGCACCTGATTGTTGTCGTCATCGACCTGCCAGAACTTGATCCGGTATTGCGTTGTGCCAGCCGTCGCGCCGAGCTGGACCAGCACATGCACCCAGACCTGAGTGGAGACGATCGGCGACACTGACGGTCCGATAACCAGAGGGGTCTGATCGTTCAGGGTGAAAAGCGTCGCGTTGATAACCGCATTGCCCGGCAGAGACGTAATTTCTCCCGAAAGCTCGCCGATATAGAACGTCGTGTAAGAAAGCGTATCGTCGCCAATAAAGCTCTCAGAGGAGATGATATTCCCGGCACCAGTGACGTTTCGTGTGACGCTTGTGCCGCCGTCGTTCCATGTGGCGTTGATGACAAATGACACGGGATGCGGCACCGCCAGCGCAGCGAAGTAGGCAAAGTTGTCATCGTTCGACAGCACGACAGCTTTGAGCTGATTACTCTCGATCGCCACCGATGTCGGCGCCGTCGTGGTAGCGGTCTGAGCCGGGAAGTCCTGACTTTCGTTCAGGCCGGGGACAGTTTCGTTATCGACGTCATCGAACTGATACCCCACCTCAATCGTGCCGATCACGTCACCCGGGTTATAAATCGCAGAACTGGCTCCCGCCAGGCTGCCGAGGTTCGATTCCGAGTAGCGGATCGAGGAAATGGTGTACCGGCCGTAACCGACTTCGAACCACTCCGTAAGCTGTTTGTTATTGTCGACGAACTCAAACAGCGCTTCCTGGATCAGGTCAGGGAAGACGCGGCACTGGCCGTAAATGTTCGGGCGCCCCTTGTAGAGCCGCGCGCGGTTCGTCTGGCCGGTTAAGTCGTTGTTGGGGGATTCGCCTGTCGCCACCGATACCGACGCGCTGGGCTTATTTGACAGGCCGAACACCTTCAGCGCGCCGGAGAGGATTTTCGTGACCGGACGCAATATCGTGGTGATGAGTTTGCCAACCCCGCCCTCTGGCTGGTCGAACACAGCCACCACGTCGCCAGATCGCAATGGCCGGCTGATGTCGTAATCGTCCGGCAGTGCTCTGCCATTCAGTTTCACGATAACATCGCGGTGCAACTGAAGAGAATCCAGCAAGCTCATCAGTGTGGTGCCGGCATCTACCGTTCCCCGCTGCAGCGGCGCGCCAGGCAGCCTCTGTAACTCATATCGCACCATGCACCATGTACTCCACTTTGCTGTAAACCTTCAGTAATGCCAGCGGGCTATCGCAGCGCACAAAACCAAACTCCCCGCGGGCGTGCAGGCATTTCACCGGGCTGATCATCACACCGATATGCGCCGGCACGTCGCCGCGGTAAAAAACCGCGATGCAGCCGATGGCGGCAACCGGCACACGCCGCCAGTGCGCGTGCTCCTGTTCGTAGCAGGTGATGAAATCCGCGCCCGATTCGTAGCCAGCGATGTGATGCAGCTCCAGGCCGAGCACATGCCGGTAATAGAGAACCACCAGGCCCCAGCAGTCCATCTGCTGAAAACTGCAGGCGCGGTTAGCCCAAGGCTTGCCGTTAACAAGCCCGATAAAGTCGCTATGTGTCATACGGTGATCAGCCCTGGATAGTCTTTCGTGGTGTAGATTATGGAGTTGGCCAGCGTCAGCGGATTGGTCTTTCCGGCGGTCACGGTGACGTTACTGGCGTCGGCGGAAATGTCGTTCACGTAAAGCGTCCAGTCTTTCAGCGATGATGCGTCACCGATCGCATTCCACTGCTGATACAGGCACTTTATCGGCGTCATGCGCGCAGCTCCGCGCCAGCTTTTCAGTGTCTGCCGGACATGCTCAGTCGCGGCGACAAAAGTGATCGTCATGGATATGACCGCCGTTCCGTCCTGCGCCGGCTCGGTCACGCTGAATCGCGCTGGCTCGAACGAGTTTCCGCCAAACGTCGCCTGCCTGAACAGGTTATTGACTACCCGGTAATAACCAAAGGCCGGATGGTAAAATTCCACCGTCTGTTTGATATCGCTCGCCGGCCTGCGCTCTTTCCACTCTCGTAAAGTCGGCATTAATCAGCCCTCGGCATAACAGCAGTAACCAGGTAATCCAGCCAGTAGCCGTAGTTCTCTGGCGCCTCGACGATCCAGTCGTCGTAGTCCTCGGTGATGTCCTCGATACCGTTACAGATGACGCTGGCGGTCCAGGTGACGATATTGCCGTTCTTGCTGGTCTGTACCGGCATGCTGATGAAATGCAGCGTCTGCAGCTGCACGCCCTGCGTATCGCCGAGATCAATCCGCATCTGGAACCAGTTACGGCCACGGTCGCAGTACGTCGGTGAGCGGAGCCACGATTTAAAGCGCTCGGCCTGCTGCAGCGTGAATTTCCACTGCAGAGACCAGGTCGATTTCAGGTCGGTTGTTAGCGGCGTGAAGATAACGGGGCCGACTGCCGGCGTCGTCGTCTGCCAGGCCGTATCCTGCGTCATGTTCTGGTCTGCGCGCTGAGGAAGCGGCAGCATATCCGGGTATGAAACTGTTGCCACGTTTCCTCCGGGCATAAAAAAAGCCGCGGCTGCGGCACTGATCGAATATCAGGATGTTGCTAAATGTGTACCACTGTTACTGTGTGTTTTTCACACAGAGAAAGGATGGGGTATATGTCAGAGAAATTCAGAGTCAAACTCTCCTGCCCTGATTGCGGCAGTGAGCAATTCATATTTAGCGCCGAACCGCACACCATAGACAATGTCGAGTCCTGTGCCTCCTGCGGAAGGGCTATCAGCAAAAACGATGTCTTTCGCCACGGCAAGGATTTCCTCGTAGATACGCTCAGGGACAGACTGAAGGGAACCAAATTTAAGCTCAAGTAAGGAGATTAGGCTATCAAGTTGCGATTGAGCCTCGCTGGTGTCGACCGATATGGATGCCAGCAATTTTTTATCTTCCATTTATCTACTCCATTAAAAAACCCGCCGGAGCGGGTTTGGTTTAGTTATTCAATTGCCTGCGGAGACTTAGGAGTATCTTCGATTATAATGTCGAATTTTTTGATATCCCCATCCTGAGGCGTAATCTTAAATTCAGAGTTAGCCGGGATGATCCCCTCCACAATACTCCCGTTAACCATTTCCAGACGGAATTTTACCGGTCTGTTTTGGCGGAAAATGGTCGTCTTGCCTATCTCCATACCCATACTAAAACTTTCTCCAGGCCCATAGATATTATCTTTTCCCATCAAAACGCTCCATTTGCTTTACGAGATAACCCAAGCGTCGATTGTAGGGTGCTGATGTAAGGCCCATTGCGTTCCGCATCAGAAATCAGGAATTCCAGCACATAATTACCGTCATTCTGAGTGGCCCCCACATACTGCGGTTCGGCACTGGATGCCTGATTGTTGATGACCACCTGAACATTCAGTCCACCTCCGCCATTCATATCCTTATTGCTGATGACCTTCCCGTTATCGCCAGGGATCATGTACTGCTTGCCGGTGCTGGCCTGGTAAATCTCTGGTTTACCTTTCTCGCCGACCTGATACAGGCCGCCGGCTGATACCGGGCCGCCATTGTAGCGAGCACCAGATACAGTGCTTAGAGCCATTGATGTTGCCAGCCCAGAACCATAGGCCACGGCCCCCACTTTTGCGGCTGCACCACCTGTCGCCACGGAGGCGGCATAGGCTGCCGGTGTCCATGCGTTGGTTAACAGGGATGCCTGTAGCAATCCGTTAGCAGTTGATGCCGCACCGATTGTCTGTCCGATGATAAAGTTTTTTAGCATCTCAACGCCGACCTGAACGATGCTGTTGATCACGCTGTTCAGGATGGTATTGCCGAGTGAACTCATCGCCTCCTGCGCTGACATTGTGCCGGTTAGCAGGCCGGTGATTGCATTGGAGGCATTCCCGCTAAAGGCATCAACCGCACTCGTCAGCATGTTATAGCCGAGGCTTTGCTGGCTGAGGATTTCCCATTGAGCTGCGATCCGCTGCTGCTCATACTGCCGGTCAGCGGCATTTTTCAGCGCCAAGGCATTCTCATGAGCGAGAACCCCTTGCTGCTCAAACTGCTGAATCAGCGCCAACTCCTGCGCGTGCTGGTTAGCGAGTTGCTGCACCGGGTCAACTTCGGCAAGTGCCTGCTGAGTGGGGTTAACCACCTGCTGTGAGCGTATTTTGGCAAGGTTGGCCTGATGCTGCTGCTCCATCTGCTCAGTGGCTGCGTTGTATTCCTGCAGATCAATCTTTCCGGCGTTCAGCGCCGCTTTCAGGTTCTGCATGGATTCAGCGTAGGATTTATTCTCCGCCTGCTCAGGCATAGCCCTGAGCGCTTCAGACACCCCCTTAGCCGCAGCAGCGGCATCTAAAGCTGCCGCTTTATAATCCCGAGCTTTTTTCTTTTGCTCATCAGTTGCATGCGCACCAAGGGATTGCTCAGCCCTGAGTAGTTGTTGCTCTCGCGTTAAACCCTCAGTTGAGTCTGCTGCAAGCTCTGATTCTTGGCGAAGACTTTCGAGTTTTTGGGCGATAGAATCTGCGGTAGACGCCGACTGCTTCCCGGCTTTGTCGCTTTCCTTCCTGGCCTCCGTAACCCGGTAGGTTTCGGCGTATTCGTCCTGCAGCGCTTTTATTCGCTTAGGATCGGTCACACCGGCATCAGCAGCATCATATTGGGCCTGAAGCCTGGCTCGCGCCTCGCCTTCAAGTTTGGCCAACGCAAGCCGGCGTTCAGAGTTTTGAACCAGCTTCTTGGTTGCGGCGTCATCGCCTTTGGTCGGCGGCGCATTAAACTGGTTGCTTCCGGCGTCCTTCTGAGCCTTTGCTCGAATGTGGGCTATTTCCCCCTCGATCTGCTTCAGCTGCACTGCTGCCTGCGCCCTTCTGGCCTGAAAAACTGAGTCAGTTTCATACCATCTCTGGCCGTCTTTCAGCTCATTGTTCAGATCCTGCTGGAGCTTGATCAGCTTCGGCATTCTTGAAGAATCGCCGACATTGTTGTTGTAGTAATTGAGGTTGTCCGCGACACTCTGCATTAATCCTGCGAGCGTAGTGGTCAGGCCTATTGCCTGATTCAGGTCGTTAATGGCATTTTTGAAGGCCACATCGAGGCTGTTCTTTGCGCGATCAATGCTGACCGGCATTTTATCGAACTCTTCGTTGACCGACTGCGACTGGCGCTGAATGGCGTTCAGGGCATCCTGAGCCGTCAGTTTACCTTCCAGCATTCTCTTGCGCAGATCACCGATTGATATCCCCAGCCCTGCCGCAATCTGGCGCGCAAGTTCTGGCATTTGCTCAAGAATAGAGTTGAACTCTTCTGCACGTACGATACCGCCGGAAATGGACTGGCCAAACTGCCGTAATGCGTTAGCCATTTCCTCGGTAGAGGACCCGCCGATAGTGCCAATTTTTTGCAGTGTTGATGTCAACCCGAGAATCTGCGAGTTAGTGGCGCCAGTCTCCTTTAACGCCGTCGTCAGTGATTCCCATAACCTCTCAGTTTCTGACAGGCTATTACCGGTCTGAGACGCGATTGCAGACAGAGAGGCAAGTGTTTCTTTAGCTACGTCAATGCTGGGGCTCAGCCTGGCTATCCTTGCCTGTAGCGTAACCATCTCGTCGCCGATGGCGATAAGCTTCTTGGCTGCATCAATGGTGAAAGCCGCTGCAATGGCAACGCCAACTTTATTCAAAGCACCTTCGAAGCGCCCGGCAGATCGTGATGATTGCTCAAACTTCGCGTCCATTTGGTCAAGGCGCTTATTAACTTGCTGCTGCGCCTGGATCAGGCCAGATACGTTAGCCTCAATGTCATAATAAATTTCACCTGCTTTCTCTGTCATCGCATACTCCGGGCATTAAAAAACCCGCCGGAGCGGGTTTGGTTATTTACAGGCCCGTTGGCCTATATAATACGCTATTGAATTATCTACAATTGAAGACATGCCTTCGTCAGGCTTGGACGCTTTCATCTGCTCCAGCGTGTCACCATCACCAAGATACTTCACGGTCCATGCTGTGCAGTCATAAAGGCGCTGTGAGTATGATGACCCTGATGGCCCCTCTCTCATCGTTGTGATAGTTGCCATAGAGCCATTCATCGATTTATCAATGATGGTGTATTTAGCTTTAGAATCGGTTGGAATGCTTATTGTCGTTGCTGACACAGCACTAAATGAAATTAACGCTATGACCACAAATAAATACTTTTTCATGTCCCTGCCCCATCAGTAAAATTATGAAAATCGTAGCAAACCAAACACTCTTAGTCTGCCCATCCTTCTTTCTTTTTCTTTTTAAGGAGAGCAGCTAGGCCGGCAGTGTCTTTTTGCTTGCGTAGGATCGTTGCGTATTGCCTGTATCCATGATGCCCAGGCGCAAAGAACTGGCCATCATTGTACATTGCTGGGTTTTTCTTTAAGGCAGACATAGCAAGGGGAGCAAGCGCTATTTGCTGCTGGCAGTAATGAATTGCCTTATCGAGGTTCTTGCCCGTATCGCGCAGTTTATAGTGCTTCTTTATTTTATCTTGAAGGTCAAAGTGGATCTTTAGAATCACATCATCAGGCAACCCTCGAAGCCCTTCGAGCCACTCTTCTTCGGTCATATCCCTATCCCCATCAGTAAATGATGCGGCAATCGTAGCAGAGGGGAAGCGATACGACAAAAACCACCTGATCGTTTATCAGGATGTTCGGCGGTGCGCTTCCAGGGTAGGTTAATGCTTCTTCTGCGTGCATCTATTGCAGCTTAAGAAGGAAGCACTCGATGTTCTCGAATCGAACCACAGGAAGGCAAAATGAGCGATCAACCACCAAAGCAAGATACTAACCAACCACCGCAACAGCAGACCACACAACCCCCACAGGAAGGTAAGCCAACAACCGACTTCTCATTAGGTCGTCGATTTGTTGGTAACTCTGCTGACAAGGTCAGAAAAAAAGATAGCCCACAGTAGAAATAGCTAACGCACAAACCGGAGTGAGGATTGTTGCGATCCTCGCTCTGTCTAACCGCGTTCTGATCCGCTCATTTATCTCACATAATTCTTCAGCCGTATCATGGAGATTAGCTAGTCTTATTCGCCGGATAACTGAAATTGGTGTCCTCTCGGCCCGGAATCCCTTCTGCGCCAGCTCCTCGTAATGTGCTGGCTTCAATGACCTGTAAAGTTCAGTGTAAAGGTCTGCTGGGGCTGAGTTAAGGAGCGCGCGCACTTGTACAGACAGCACTCCTGACACCAGGTAAATTGCGCAAGCGGCCCAGTACAACATGAAAATACCGATACCCAACGTCATAAAATAAGGCTGGTTATTTTGCGTCAGCAATAAAAACGAAGACCCGACGCCAACAATGAGGATGCCGAGCAACTTATACCCGTTCTCTTTATTTATTGCATTTGATTGCTCAATTTCTTTTATGCATTCCTCGCCTTGCTTTTCAAGAAAGTCGACGAGGTCATCATCGGCGCTAAGGAAGTATTCATAGGGGAGGTTTGTCATTATGCATCCCTTCACGGAGTTGGTTGTGGTCGATTTTAGCTGATATCAGACTCGGCCATAAAGCAAAAGAGCGCCTGATTGGTCTCTTTGACTTAGGCTATTTACTCTCTCTTTCATGCTCATGGCGTTTTGCTCCGTGCCACTCATGAAGCACCTTGCCGTCATTCGACACAAGGACCGCAACGTCTGATTCGTCAAGGAAGAGAAAGCCTTCTATCTCGCTATGATGCGATGGTTTCCAGTGTGGCGTCCGCCATGATATCGCTGGTTGTTCGCCTTCATAGCGACCAGACCTTACTCCGTAGGAAGCTTCTACAACCTCGATAGTGGACTGAGTCATACCGCCGTGCATTGTTCTGCCAGAGTTTAAAGTGATGTGAAGGTACATGATCATCTCCAGATGAAAGCCCACCTGAGTGGGCTATTCCAAATTTATGCGATACCTGGCAAATACAACTGCACTTCATCGGCAGCACGATCGCGCGCAGCATGGAGCAATTGCTTACGTCCGCCGACTCCCCATTTAGCCATCTGGCTAGCACACTGGCTAATCGCTTTGGTTTCAGTGTTGATGATATGGTCGATTTTGTTCAGGCGGGACATGGCGCCGATCCCCATGCGGATAACCGTTCGAAATACCTCATACACTTCAATTTCGAACTCCGGCTTAATCCATGCAGCGTAGCGAATGGCGAGCAGTTCGACACCCCACGCACCTGATTCCGAACCGCCTTTAATTACTTTAAGTGGTTGAATTTCTTCCAAAACTCTTTTTTGAGCTTTGGCTTTAAGTGCTGAAACAAACCGCTTAACTTGCGCACTTCTTAAAAAGTTACTCGGTCTCTGCGATTCCGTTGCTTCTCCATTTGCTACGGCCGCCGCATGAAGATCGTTAAGGTTGTAACGTCCCTCGTCGTCAACACGAACGGAAACGCCGTTTACTGATACGGTTGGATATTTCATCGTATTTACCTTTCTGTGGTGTGAGCCTGCTCGCGTAGACATGGGCGGCAAAGAGCGGAACGATGAAATCCACCGCCCTGTCTCAGACTCACACTACGGAAAGCTCTTTTGGAAGACGCACGCGAGTGCGCGTTTTACTGCAGGTATAAAAAAGCCCCGGGCTGTGTCGAGGATGGTTTATTTGGTTTTGCTGGCTTGTTCCTGCTGCATCATCGCCTGCCACCGGCGATCATCTTCGTCCATGACCGTATCGTACTCTTCCCTGGTGAAGCCTTTCTGGTTCGGGTATTTGGCGTTAATCATCATGGCGAACTCTGTCATCGTGAGATTCTCGGCCTCTTCCCGGCTTATGCCGAAATGGTTGCGGGCCGCCATGATGTAGTCGGCTGCGCGGAATTCTCCGGTTGTCTCGTTCGTTTCGTAACGCTGCAGCTTGCGCACCTTCGCTTTGCCGATGATGCCGTGCATCATCAGGTTTTGCGCGATGATGACCATATTCTCCGGCGGCAGGCTGCCCGGTCGCCAGACAAAGCCGCGCTTCCGTGATTTAGCTGGCTTCATCCAGCCAACCAGATCGCCGATATCGTCGTCGCAACATGCTGTCAGTACCGTATGCGCGGCCATGATTGCTTTGCGTGACAGGAATCCGCTCTGGATGTATCGCAGCACACAATCAGGTAGGCGGCTGTACTCGTCGCGGATATAGGCCTCAGCCGCGCGCTGTGCGAATGGTGTCGCCTCGTCATTGCACAGGTCATAAAACGCCTGAACGATTTCAGCAGGCTCGCCGATGCGCGCCATGTTGCGAAACGACGGCCGGAAAAAGAATTCCCGGTCACCGAATCCAATAACGCATTCGCCTAATTCTTTAATGGGGGTCATAGTCGCTCCATAAACAGTATCAAGGGCGCCGGCGCGCCCTTTGTACTATTCACGACGTGGTTAGCTGATCGTGACCGTGCACGCAACGGACGTGATTTTCACAGGCGTTGATGCAGAATCGGTTACCTCACAGGTGTAAATCCCGGCATCACCAGATACGGAGCTCGCTTTGTTGAAGGTCGCCGTTGTTTGCCCGCTGACGACAGAGCCGTCTTTCTTCCAGACGTAGGTGTAAGGCGCTGTACCACCCTCAACCACTACCGACATATTCAGCGCCGATCCGGCCGTCACGCTCTTGGTCGTCGGCAGGTTTGTGGTGAATGCCAGCGCCGGGCCGGCTACTTCAAACACGACAGTGTCAGCGTCGTAGACTTTCCACTCACCGGAGAAGGTGGAAATATCAGAGGTGCCGAAATCACCAGACCATGAGGTTGTGTTGAAATAACCCATGATATAAGTGCCAGCGTCTTCACCAGTGAAGTCAAAGCGTACCCACAGCGTCGGCTGACGACCGGCCTGAACTTCATCGAAAATATATTTCGAGATAGCAATGGCGCCGATTTCAGTCGTTTTATCCTGCTTACGGAATTCCCCTTCACCGGAGATGGTGAAGTCCATGTTGTTGACCAGGTTCTCAACCAGACCTTTCGTATCGTCAGCCTCGGAGGTGACGGTATTCATGGAGTAGTCGAAGCCCTTGGTGGTTAGCGCGCCCAAGCGTTTCCATTCGGAAAGGGCCGGAACGGTATCAGCGCAGCCCATAGCCATGCGTAGCACAGCCACCTTACCAATCAGCTTGCCGGTATCATTAGCACAGCCTTGCATGTGTACCTCTCAAATAAAAAAGGCCGCCTGCTGGCAGCCTGATGGGTGATTCTGGCGGTTTATGCCGCCCTGGTTTCAATATCTTCGATGTTTCTCGACAACTCCCGGCGAATTTCTGACGTGCTTTTATCGCCATCCCATTTCGAGAGGTGTCCGTCGTGAGCAATGAGCCCAGCCGTCTTTGCAGCAAGACTTTCGCGGGGATTAGCGAGGACATCCGCATACTGATAATGTTTTCTCAGCACTTCCTGAGCATAGGAGGCATCAAAGGGATAAATCATACTTACTCCCCGTATGTGCAGGAGACGAGCAGCCGGGTTACTAACCGGCCCTCTTCAGTGGGAATTGCTGCCGGAACATTGCCGACAAGCCGCAGCGCGCCTACGCAATCATCGGCGCCGGATTGCGCGCTGATGTACTCGACAATGGCGTTTACCGCGGCGTCTGCAGCATCGGGATTCGCTTTGGAGGAAACAACATCGACCATCACATACCAGTCGCCGCCGCGGTCGTACTCGATACTGGTACCGCCGGACGGCCGGAACACGATGAACTGGTCGGCGTCTTTCCCGGTATCGCGCCATTGCCGCCATTGCACCTTAAACCCAGCGGTGAGCCCTTCAGACACAAACAGGTCCTTCAGGCGCATATACATCGCAGGTGTCATAGCGAAAGCTCCTTTTTAACCGCCGCATCAATCTGGCTGCGGGTATCCTCGAAGCCCTTCGTTAAGAACTCTTTCTGCGCTGATGCGCGCCTGAAGGTCTGCTTCACTTCTGGGTCGTGAACAAACACCGCATAGTTAGCCGTATAGACAACGCGCCCGGTCACCCGCACGCCGTTTGCAGTGATTTCCCGGAACTGGCTATTGATGAGCGTCGACGTGTCGATAGGGGTATAAAGCGCCGCCTGCGCGCTACCGATGAGCATTGCCGACTGCAGCGCTCGCACAACCTTACGCCCCTGCACGTCTTTAATGATGCGGTCGAGGTTGACCTTAGCCTGGCGGATGCCACGAACTTTAGCGCCCATAATCAGACTCCCGTAATAATGGCCCAGTCATCTTCAACGCCATCAAGGGTATCGTTCCACTGAGTGAAGGCCCTTATTTCGTCCGCTTTGGTGTTGTAGGGGTTGGCATCCGCGCTGGTTCCGATGAGGATGTAATCACCCTTCTCTGCATCAGCGTAAGCAGTGAAGAAGGTATTTTTAACTACAATCCCCTGCCCCAATTCGCTGAGCTTTGACGAAAGACCGCCAATGTAGTCACACATGATATTTATTGGTGGCTGGAAACCATAAGGCTGGCCCCCACCATCAGTATCACCACCATCGGCATCTCGAATCCTTTTCCAGAGGGTGCATGGCTTGTTATATGACCATGAAGCTGTCGAACTCAACGCTAATCCCTCCGTTCGGATTTACGCCGCTCAGCAAGGAGATGCGCCACGCTGATATCGATATCGTAATGAATGGCGTTAACGTGAATTGTTTCCGGCCCATCTACAGCATCGCCATAGATGGCATCTTCATCGATTACGCCGCCTCTCGTTTTATCTGACATACCCTACTCCCTCCATCGCAGCACAACAGCGCCTGTGGCGCGTATGCGGTCGCAGTTGATGAACCACTCACCGCCGCTTTTTACGTACGCCGTCGTTTGCTGGCCGGTATCGGTCATCACCCACACTCGGGTAAACGAACGCGGAAGTCGTTGCTGAACTGAAACCCACGCCATTAGCAGCCCCCGACCACCAAAAACAGCCCCACACTGTTACCGGCGCTGATCGGGAGTTCACTGGTGCAGCCACTGGTATCCAGTTTCGCCAGCGAGTCACGCAGCCAGGTAATGCCGTCGTCACCGTAGTCGAACGAGCGGGACGCGCCGGACGGAGCGCCCTGCGATTTGATGCGGCGGGCGCCGGATGACGTCGCCATGAGCGCAGCGGCATACATCAGGATAAGTTTCGCCGTGCATTCGTCGTATCCCGCACCATCGAGGCACGGGATAATCTTGTTAACCACGCAGAGAATAGGATCCAGCAGCGCGCCGGGAATTGAATAACCCAATTCACCGAGGAACGCCTGCACGTCTGCCGCTGTGATTGGGTCAGCCATGGTTATTTCGCCTTCTTGGTTGCTTCTGCCAGTGCCGCTTCAGCTTCGTCAGCGCGTTTTGTTTCTGCTGCCAGCGCGTCGGCGTGAGCCTTGTCTTTCGCTTCACCATCGGCGATTAGCTGTTGGTTCTGCTCCAGCGTGTCGGCGAGTTGCTTTTGCAGGGCAGTCAGTTCTGCTACAGGCGCGGACGGAGTAGCCACTTCGAAGGAAAGCTTCTCGCCTTTCTTCTTGTCGGTCTCCTTTGCTTTGCCAGTGCTGATCCAACGCTCCGCCGTTGCGTCGTCTACATCCACCACCGAACCAACCTCCAGTTTGCGGAGGCTGGCACCGGCGTGCAGGTTGCTTGCCACGATTTCTACCATTGCCATGATTTATCCTTAGCTTGATGCGTGAATTACGGAGTATTTATTGTTGATGTCCTGCTTAACCATCAACCCCATTGCACCCCAGGTGCGCCAGATGTAGTCGCTGTTGTATTCCGGACGCGGGGAAGCAACGGTACCGATAGCCTGGCCAACGATTGGAGCAATGACGCCAGCAGACAGCGGAACGATGACAATTTCGTTACCTGAAAGCTGGCTGTCTTCTTTAATCGCCGCTACACCGGTCAGTTTCAGGATTTCATCCATGATCGTGCCGGACTGGAAGTTGTCGGAGAAATAGCGCTCCAGGTTGGAGATGATTTCACCGGATACGTACCAGGTCTGCTCTGCATACTGGTTGTTCACGCGACGCATCTGATCACGTAGTGCGATTGCGCCAGCGCGGATAGCCTGTGATGTTGCTGTGCCAGAGGTGAAGTCGATGTTAAGGCCGGAGGCGCCAAGGTCGATCTGCGCTACACGCTCATCGTCACGCAACCCTTTCCAGGTCAGGCCGTCGAACACAGCGAAGTTGCCAGCCTTGTCACGGAAGCCGTTGAAAATGTAGTCAACGTAACGACGCTGAACGTCTTCAACGGAACCACGCTGCGCATCCGACTGCGACTGCAATGCCTGCGGGCTGTTGAAGATTGGATCACGCCATTCGAACTTAAAGCCCGAGTCGTGAATAGGTACCATGGTGCCGTCGAAGGAATAGCTGCGAGCATCCAGCGCCGCACCGACCTGACCGGACATGGAAGTATGCGCCCAGCCACGTCCACCAGTGCGGGCGTAGTCATAACGAGACTGCTCAATACGGACGGAGCGAGACAGCGGCATCAGATCGTTCAGTAGAGTGAATTCGGTTTTCGGCTCGAACTGCTGAAGCACAGTTGTGTCGAAAGCGCGATACAGGCGGCGGATATCGTCAACTGCGTTCACCGCGTCGAGATAAGGGGCGTTTTCTGCATCACCACGGAACTGAGTGCGCGCCAGAAAATCAGCTGCTGCCTGAGCACTGGCGTTTCGCTCAACTTCGAGAGCGCGCCATTGCGCCTGGTTTACCGCGAGGTTACCGGTCTTCTCGCCGATAGACTTGGAGAATACAAACATTCAGTGCTCCTTATTTGAACACAACGCGAATCAGATCGCCCGCCACCGCAGTGACTGCTTTATCTTCTTCGACATAGGCGAATACGGCGGCATCGTCTGCAACCGCAGTGATCTGACCGTTGGCTACTGCAACCGGCTGGCCTTTGGTGTAGGTGCCCGCTGCTGCTCGCACGTTTAGGAACATGCCAGGTAGCGGATGAATACCAACAACCAATTCATTGGCTGGGATTGCGTCATCAACACTCAGGCAGCGCAGGTAGTCTTTGTTTGCCACATACTTGATGGCGGATTCTGCCCCGGCCACAGAGGCCGTGAACTTGTCAGCAGTACTGAAGAATCCAACAGTACCAGGCAGAGTCGATGCAGCTGCCCCGCCTTCACGGTTAAGTAGCGGATTAGGGAACACGCCGCCGGCGTGGATAATATGCTTTCCGTCTTTAGCCATTTTTTACTCCGGCATTTCGCTGACTGATTGGGTGTTGGTTGCCTGGCGGAATGCTCCGTTCAGGCCGAAAGATGTCTGGCACTTGGCATACATGGCGTCGAGCGCCTTACCGTCCAGATCTGCGACTTCTTCATCGCTCATGTTCATCGCCAGCTTTACAGCTGCGCGCTTTTCACCTTTCTCTTTGTCAGAGTTGGCGTTGATCTGGCTGTTAAGTGCGGTGACCTGCTCAGTAAGGACCTTTGCCCACGCTGGCATCTCTTCGCTGTTGCTGGCTTGTTCTTTGGCTTTCTTATCGTCAGCCTCTTTCTTTTCACGAGCGGCCTTTTCTTCCGGCGTTTCTTCTTTGCTGTCGGCGTTTTCTGCCAGCATCTGGTTGTACGCGTCCATCAGCTCGGCATCGGTTTTACCGTCAACCGATTTACCTTTGGCCTTCAGCGCATTAACGATGAGCTCTTTCATCGGGTCTGTTTCCTTCTGGGTTGAATCGCTGTTGGCGCTGAAAAACGCCTTTAGCTGGTTGAAAAATGTTTTGATTGAGGCATCTTGCGGGTCTGGAACGTCAGCATCAGCGAGGTTCACTACTTCAATTTCAAGCTCATCGCCTTCAGCATTTACGAAAATGCCGACCCCTTCTTCAGGCGTTCCGGCGCCGGGTTCATCGAGCAGCACAGCCACATGGTCAAACATCATGTTGGTGGCAATCTCGTTGTACTTTTTGCCCTTCGACTCGCCGTTGGCGGCGATACCGGAATACAGCAGGCCGGTGGAGATGTGGATCGGGTCGGAGTTGGTACCGGCCAGCATCTCATCCAGGCGGTTAATTAGGCGCTTGCCCTTATCGCTGGATTCGGCGTACTGGCGGTTGACGTACATGTCTCCCGTCACTCTTCCGTCTTTGTGGCTGACGTTCTGCAACCAGGCGCCGACGTGGTACTCGTTCACCGCCCGGACATCACGTGCAGACACATGCTTGCCGTCCACTTTCGGGTGGCCCAGCGGCATCGGGTTACGCTCCAGCGTGTTGTAGGCCTTTTCAATTTCTGCTGCCGGGTACAACTTCCGGTTCATCACGATATCGTCCACGACAGGCGTGATGCCGCGAACCACGATATGTGGCTTGCCGTCGATGGTTTCAGTGGTGATGTTTGAAGCGGAGTTGACGACGGTCAGCACGTTAACGCGGTTGCGTTTCATGCTGGGTCCTCGTTGATGAAGTTAAGGCATTAAAAAGGCCGCCTGAGCGACCTATTTGATGTGTTTAAATTCCCATCGGAATGAGCTGTAAATGTACTCGCCACCATCTTCCCTATCGGTAAGCTTGGCGGTAATTTCAAATTGGCTGCCAATTGGGTAAACCTTCACATCTGACAACTTTTTAGAACATTCAACAGCAAGTGAGGTGCTAGCCCATTGACCTGGAATCGGCCTGATATGAACTTTCCCCTTCTTGCCTGACATGCTGGCTGGGTAAAAGCTCTCTACAATCAACTTACGATACGGCTCTTCTGGTTTTGCCATAACTCCTCCGCAAAACCTTTTTGTATCACGCCGCTTCTGCCAATTTCCACTGCTGACGCTCTTTTTTCAGCTTGTCCGCCAGCCCTTCATTTAAAATGCTGCCGTCGTCGTTGAGCAGCACCGGAATCTGGCTGCAGTAACAGTTGTACCGGTTGCCGCTCTCAGCGTAGAAGTCCCGCACCTCTTCGGTGGTGTAGACCTTTCCGTGACGGCTGGCGTGCCAGGTGCGCGTCGTCGGCTTGAGCGCTGACAGCCACAGCAGGCCGGTATTCAGCCCCAGACGGTCAGCAGCCCAGTCGGTTTCATTCCATTGTGCCTGGCGCAGCGCGCCTACCTGCTCAGTCTGAGCGATGGCCTTAGCCTTCGACATCGAAACATCGAGACGCTTGCTAATAACACTGGCCGTCTCGCTGGGGGTCACTCCTCGCGCAACCGCATCGGTAATAATGTTGCTCAGATCGCCGCGGGCGGTATCGCTGATGACCTTCCAGTCGCTGAACGTTGTAAGCCTGGCCGCCGCTATCTGGTTCAGATAACCGGGGCTGTTCAAAAGCTGCTGTAGCGTTGTTTGGCTGGCATATACCTGCGACTGCACCGAAAGGTTGGTGAAGGCGTTTAGCGTGCCGCGGTCATACTCCGCAATGACGTAGTCCATCGCCCATAGATTTTGGCTGCCGCCATCGAGAAGCTCATCATCCAGAATCGACTGCACAACCTGCAGCAGGTCGGCCAGTTCAGCAGCTGTCATGTCATAGATGAACTTACCGGCATTGACCTGATACAGCGAAGGCTCTGCGCGCTCGTTGTTGCACATCATCCAGGACTGCTGTGCATTCGCCTCTCGCTGCTGTCCTGTCAGGCGTGAATCAAACAGCGCCTTAAGCCTGCGCTTGATGTTCAGATACCGGTCTTCGATATCATTGAACATCCTGCTGACCTGCCGCGAGGACTGCGTAGGGTCAGCTTTATTGCGCGGTACGATTGGCGTCCCGATTCTGGTTTGCGCTGTCATCATCATCTGTCAGCGGATCCTTATCGGTTTGCTTTACATCTGGGTTAGGTGGCTGCACGACTTTGCGAGGCTCGAGCTCGCCAACTGCGCGGATTTCGTTTTCATCGACCGCCGGTGTGCCGTATGCCTGCTGGGTATCTTTCGCCACGACAGCCATTGCCTGCATGTTGGCAATCTTCTCTTTTTCGCTCGGCGCGAGCAGATCAGACCATGCCAGCGTGACCTCACCGGATGAAGGCGGGTCAATGACACCAACCGTCCAGAAGCGTTCAAGAACGCTCTCTACAATCGTCGACTGGAATCCCCAGCGGCGGCCGTTACAGCGCTTAGCCCAGTCTGTTTTATCCTCATCGGAGGCAAGGCGCCCCGTCTGCTGTCCAAACAGGATGGTGAACGGACATTGAATCGAAGATGCAAACTCGTTGGCTGCCACTGTCCAGGTAGGAGACGGATCTGCTGCCGCAACGGAGAGAACCGACGGCGTGCCGGCCTGCATTACCAGGGCAGCATCAGTACCACGGTTCATCTTGGTGACCTTGTCGTTAAGCGCTTCACCAAGGTCTTTGTAGCCAGCATCTGTCGCTGCCTTTGTCAGATTTGCAATGCTGGTTTCTTTGTCGAACGCAATCCCGAGCTGACGACTGGCATTCTTCAGGAACCCTTCTGCGCTGCCGCCCGAGACTTTTTCAAGGTCGAGCAATTTGTTGTAGCCCGCGCGCAGGAAAGGCACGCCAGACAGCATATTTTCGTCTTCCGAGCCTTCGCAGAGAATGATGATTCGCTCGGGGTGTACGGTGACGCCTCGCACCGGACCGTACGTACCATCATCACCAACTGGCTGCTCGTTGAAGTTGTACGAAACTGGCTGGCCGTACGTTTCCGAAAGCGTGTCGGTATCGAAGTTGCCTGGCTTTATCTGCGATTCCCACGCGGGAATCAGCTTAACAATGGCCTTGTCTTTCAGTCGCGCCACAACTGACCTTTCTACCGCCTCACTCCACTCTCTTCCGTCCCTAAACTGAATGAGCAATGCCGAGTACCGGCCAACCAGATTACGGCGATCCGCATCCTTAATTTTCGGCCAGTGCTTCTTCAGCAGCTTTGTAACTGCTTTTTCCCAAGGCGTAGTCTTAGTCGACTCCTTCGCACCATCTCCATCAATGATCGTCGGATTATCAACCCAGCACGAATCAAGAAGCTTATGGACTGCGGCAAACGCCACCGCGTTGCGCTCATAGGCCCGGTAGTATCGGTCGAACTCGAGACTGTTCGGATAGCCGAACTCATCCCACAACTTCGTGCGTTTGGTGTTTCCCGGCTGGCCCGCGTACAGCATGCGCTGCCGCCCGATAGCATCAGCAAGGGCATTAACGAGGAACTGCTCCCCGGTGCTTAATTCACTCACTGATGAGCTCCTTAGAAGAATACTGCGCCGACCTGTTTGTGGTTGTTCTTCGCTACAGCAAAGTAGCGGAAGCTGTCAGCACCGTGTGATGTGAAGTCATGAAGCGGTTTATCTTTCCAGCAGCCGCGCTTGTCGTCCCACTCCTTGCGGTAGCCCTCGAGGTGAGATATTCCCTCGGCACACTTCTCCTCATCGAATACACAGGACGGGAGGATTTCACGCACCGACTCAATGCCAGTATCGACACCAGTTTTCGGCACAACATTGAAGGTCATCGAGTAAACCTGTCCGTCGATTTCATAGCCTTCCTGCGCAAGTTCTTTGCGCGATTTGGCATCAGCGCCGAATTCACGGTTCTCAATGTCGTGCGGGCCCCAGTGTTCGCCATACTCATAGCCTCGGTCTTTCAGCACCTTCATGTAGTGCCTCAGTCCTTCACCGGAGTTTTCGTAGTAATCGATGATGTGGAACTCGTTACCAACCTCACGAACGAACCAGATAGCCGTGGAGTCGCCCACGCCGATATCCCAGAACGTATGAACTGGCAGGTGTGAGTTATCCGGGATTTGGCCGATCCGCTTATTGGTGTAAAGCCAGCGGAATTGTTTGGCGTAGTAAGCACCCTCGACCGACTGCTGGAATGCCTCCGCCGGGATGGTCGGGTACTCGCGCTTCATGTCGTCGCCGAGTGTTTTCTCTTTGGCGTAATACCATGCCTTTTGGCGCTCGTTGACGATAACGCCGTGCTTCGCCTCCATCTCAGCGAAGTATTCAACTAAGCGCTGAGGTAGCGGCTCTACCGGGTCGATTGCGTACTGCGGATTCTTCCACCAGGAGAAGAAGAAAAACTTCCAGTCCAGCGCGGACAACGGCTTACCCTGCAGCAGCGCTTTCTCTGCCGTCTGGCAGTAATCGAAGAAGTAACCCGCCCGACCTTCCGCCGTGCTCTCGATAGTAGCGAAGCATCCAGTCGATACCGCCTCAAAAGCACCAGTGACGATCTCACGGGCTTTATCCGGATACTTGGCGCATATCTTCCCGAACTCAGAAACGTGCAGGTAACGCAACGTGCCGCCACGAAATGACGTGCTGACGTAGAGTGAGCCGCCCTTCTTAAAAACGAGCTCACCGGCTGAGTCGTTGCTCGCCGGATTGGCCGCCTTTATCTCAGCCGGCAGCTTGTCGTATGCGTACTTCACCTTTTCGCGGAACAGGCGCTTTGCGTCATTCAGCGTATGGGCAATCAGCGCGCACTTCGCCGACTCGAACAGGGCCGCGTCGAGCTGGATGATGCACACCTCAGTTGTGAAGCCGAGTTGCCGAGCTTTCAGGATGATGTTGCGGGTGTGGATCCCCTCAAAGTATTCCCGTTGCTCAGGCGTCATCCTGAACCGCGTTGGCTTTCCCTCTTTGTCGGTGATCCAGTAGAGATTATTCAGCCGCCAGTCTTTGTCGGACAGCAGCTTGAGGTGCTCAGGTTTCATTACGCCCCCTGAGACAGTGAATCCATAAGGTCAGAAAGTTGCTTAACAGAATTATCGCCTTCCGGACCGTCAATATCATAGGCCTGGCGCTCAAGTCCGATCAGGTTCTTCAGCGCATCGCTCAGCGCCTTAACCGATTTAACGCGCTCCGGCATGCTGATGACCTTGTGGTAAATCTCGTTGAGCTTATCCTGTCCCTTATCGTCAGGATTGAACATCAACTCTCCGAGCGTCTCCAGTGCGGCCACGTCTGCGCACTCTGCCCCAAGTTCATCAAACAGGGCATTCGTTATCTGCCTGGCTCGCTTGATGTCGCCGCGATGCTCCATGCGGACGTTGGCTATTACCTCTGCCGTCGACTCAATGAGTACGCGTTCGTTAAAAGTAACTTCACTGCGTACCTGTTTGCGTACCTCTGCCTTGCGTACCAGATCGTCAGCGCGTTCCTTCACCTTTGCGGCGAGGTCACGAGACCAGTCATCACGCTTGGCACGCTTACGGATAGCGCCTTCGCTGATACCGTGCTGCGATGCAATTTCTCGGAGAGACATCACCCCGGCCCGGTACGCCGTCTCGATGGCCTCCCAGTCGGGTTTGCTCATAGCTTCCTCTAGTTGAAATGTATTTTAAGAGCGATATTATGGAGTTGGACGATTCGGCCCTCGCGACCGAAAATAACGTGTTTGTCGGCGAGTGCCATAATTATAATTTGCTCACTGAAGGGATTGAATAAATGGCAATGTTATCAATCGATACAACGTGCCCACACTGCAAAAAAGATAACGCTGTTATGAAGTTTGTTCAGCAAACACCTCTGGCACAAAGGTGGTATTCTGTAGTTTTCCAGTGCCAATCTTGCTTACGATTGTTGGTCGCCGAGGTCGAAACGGACCTTACTGGTGGACCCAATCACGTAGCTAGTAATTCAGCCTTTCCGGTTATAGTTAATAACTACAGAAATATGCGTGTCAATTGTACATATCCTCAAGCTGAGCAAGTGGATGCTCCTATTAGTACCCCTCCTCGCGCTGCTAAATTTTTTATTGAAGCGAAAGAAGATTTCACCCGTGGCAGATATGAAACAAGCGCAATGAACTGCAGAAAAGTTATTGATATTGCGACAAAATCGCTTCACCTTGGCGAAGAAGACAAACTTGTACGCCGTATATCCGCATTGCGAGCAACAGGTTTGATTACCCAAGAAATGGCAGATTGGGCGCATATCGTTAGGATTGATACAAATGGAGCAGTTCACTCTGATGAGGAATTCACAAAAGAAGAAGTTGATCAGCTGTTGAAGTTTACAGAGGTATTCTTGACTTACTCTTTTACTTTACCTGCGATGGTTGCCTCAAAGCGAGAAACTGAATAATCGTAAAGCAGCACGCTGAGCTGGTGCTTTAGTCAAACTGGCACATCACAGGAAAATACAAATTACGAGCATCGTCACCTCAGGCACTGAGTGCGGATGTAGTCCTGCAGAGTTCTCAGGGCTGTTTGGTCACTGAGGATTCCGGACCGGATACCGAGAACGTTTCGTCCAGCAACTGAAGAGAGTTCGACGGTGGCATCATCGCCCATGCTGGCGGCGCCGGCGGTTTGGGTTGCGGCTGACACTGGACACTTGCCTTTGACGAGCACCCGACCACCATTATCAAGCTTGCGCTGCAAAGCATCATTTTCAGCTTTTGCATCGGCTAATTCCTTCGTGTATTTGGCATCCAGCGCAGCGACGTCACGCTGGCGGGTCTGCATGTCGGTGATGGTAGCGTTGGCCAGGCTAAGCGCTTCAGTGGCCTTATCCCGCTGCTCTTTGAACTTAGTGGCGTTGTCGTAATAGTGGTTAAGTGCCCAGCCAAGCGACACGATGATGCAGGCGACAACAGCAATGATGAGTGCAGTTAATCGGCTCATGACTTTGGCTCGTTTACCGTACCGCCAGCCTCTTTAAATTTTGCAATGAGGTTTTCGGCCTTATGTTCAAACTGGCCATAGCCGGCGCCGGGTAATGACGCCCAGATATTGCTGCAGCGATCGATAGCCTGACGAATCTGCCCGCTATCAATGAGCGGGAGCGCGCCACGCTCTTTAATCTGCTGAAGAGCGACCTGGTCCTGGGAAGTTGGGGAGAAGTCTTTCAATCCAAGCTGTTTCCGGTACGCATCCCACCATCTGGCCAGGAGTTGATACCGCCCGGCAGCCGTAGATTTTAGTTTGGGGTTTAACGTGACTAGTTTGCGGGGGTGATCGGCGTAATTGCTGAACAACGAACCACCAACAATCACGTCATAGCCGCGGTTCTTTGTCGGCTGACCGGCCTTATCGGTACCTTCAGACCAGGCGAGCATATCCAGAAACGCTTTACGCTGCTTATTGAGTTCCTGCATCATCTACCCCTGCTTTTCTGGCGGCGAACTTCTTAATCAGGTTGCCGATCGAGTCTGTACCGATGTAGCCGATGAACACGCTGGCGATGTAAGCGAGATTGCTGCTCAATCCGGTAAAGTCGAGCAGGTCACGAACGAACCAGGCAATCATCGCGCACATAAGCGCGTCAATAAGGGTCTTTGCCATAGCGCCGCCGTTATAGCGTCCACGAAGGTACGCCATGATGAACGCCAGCATTGCGCCGATGCCCTGCTCCTTAGCTGCCAGCAGAGCGGCGATGAAATCTTGTTTGTAGGGCATTTTCATAGGCCTCACCTCCGCTATAGACGGATGGCGCTGTGTTTGAAAAGGGTCAGGCCCGTCAGGCTGGATTTAACAACGAAGCATGTCGATGATGATTCCTGCGGGACCTGATAATAAAAAACCCGCTCAAGGCGGGAAGGAATACCAAGGGTAAAAATGACGGCGCGGTAGCCGTAAGGGTCCCAAGGCAGGGAATATGGTGGCCGTGTATTAACGACCATGGTTTTCATGGAAGCCGTAAAAATTCTCGGCAGATTTTCTTGCTGTCACGGCCTTTTCAAAGGTGGAAAAACTTCCAAGATTCATGTTTTTCCCATCTATGTTTATTTGTGACTTCCACTTTTTCAAAGAGTTATCAAATGTAACACCTACAACCCCAGAAGTGTTTTTCTTAGGTAAAGATAGATTCCGACAGTTTTGCTTCCTGGTAACCACTCGAAGATTTTCTAATCTGTTATCGTCCCTTTGATGGTTGATGTGATCAAGCTCCATTCCTGTCGGTATATCTCCGAAGTGGTATATCCAGACAAGCCTATGGGCCATAAACCTTAGGCCATTAAGCTTTATATAAATATATCCATTGGTGCTCAGACTTCCTGCGTGCGCCCCTGCATACAAAGCATTCCATCTTTCACATAGGCCTGAGGTGGAGAACTCAATTTCCGACCTCTCTTTCCGAATGAGGATTCCGTTTTCATAAATGAAATACTTTCTGACGGTATCCTGAGATGGATACTTTCTTTCGCTCATGCGTTTTCCTTACTTTGAAATGAACCTTTGCCGCAATGGAAATCAGCCCGTCGAGGCTCGCCAGCACTAGCTGACTTCCTCAAAGGCTCATTTCAAAGGGTTAGGATTCGACGTGGTTAAAAGCGCATTGCGGTGCGCTGTGTTATCTATTTTCTTGCGGGAGGGAAAGCCATTATCTGGCGCCGCTGAGCTAAATCAGCATTCTGGTTCAGGACTCTCGCGTATGAGCTTCAACGTGTAGTGCGGCACGAATTCACTCAAGAGCCCTGACCGGATTGCAGAAAGCAAAAAGCCCCGCACGATGGCGAGGCTTGGTGTTCTGATAGGTCAAACGCAAATACGGCAACCTACACTAAATATATTGCTCATTTGCTCATTAAAATGCAAGCACGATATGACTATTTTTTGCAATTTTCCTCACACTTTCGCGATCGTTAAACGCATTTTGCAGCGGCTGGTACAGGCAGAAGAGCGCCGCGTTGATAATCTGCTTAACTTCCCGACGGATGGTTGAAATGCTCGGGTGCTTATACTGGTTTCCGGCGCGGGTTTTCATCAGGCGAGGCTTGCTCACTGCGTGCTGCCATGAGGCGATCCTTATCTCACTTGAGTTGCAGACGTAATAGGCAAAAATTACCTTCCATGCATTCTCATCTACATTTTTCAGGTAATGCCGGATTACAGCGTCAATCAGCATCCCATCATCATCGCTGCATACAGGCCTTGAGGATACTTGCGGTTCAACTGTGGCCATGAACTTGGCAATCATATTTATCATCACCTTGTCTATCTTTCCTGTCTGGCACCATGCGCCCCAAAGCTGGAGCCACTGATCTATCCACTGGTGCTGTTCGTTGGTTAATTCCAGTTTCATGCTGTCTCTCCCAGGGTCTGATAGATGCGAACGAAATTTCTCAGTATGCGGTAGTCAACCAGTACGGTGCCGCGGCTACGCAAGAGGCGGAGCTTTTGCCACCGGTCGCGGATGCGCTCTATGGCGAGATGGTTCATGCAGCCTCCCGTTGTTTTATGAGCGCACGGCGTAGCGCGCTGTAATGGCGCCTGATGCCTTCCAGTTCTTCGATGGTGTATCGGTGAGGGGTGTTGTTGTTTTCGAGCGCCTCTACGCGCTCAGCGCCGATTTTCTCTACCAGGCCGATGCGGTACTGCTGCTGGTTACCTGACATCTGCACGTTGCAGTGATGACACTGCTTGTGAATGTTGTCCTCGTTGTAGCGCAGGTGTGATGCTTTACCGCGGGAACGGTAATGACCGGCTTCCCACTGAACCGTTTCGAACGTGCCGCAGCTGATGCACGGCAGGTCGTGGTCACGCTCGCGGATATAGTCGTTAACGACACGCTGGGTCATATCTTCCCAGTGCCGGAGAGGTTTCACCGCGGCTTTGCGCTTTCTCCAGGCTGCGCGCTCTTTCTTCGCTTTCGCCTGGGCCTGCTTATCGCGCTTCTTTTCCAGTTCCTGCATGGCAAATGCAGCGCCATGCTCAGGGCAACACCAACGATGGTTTTCGAATGCTGGGGTGAATTTTGCCCGACAGATTTTGCACCGGCGCTGAGCACGTTTAAGCATGTAGCCTCCTTGCTCTCAGGCACAGCCACTTCTTATCGACCAGACGGGCGGTATAGTCTTTCAGTGTCGGGATGTCGGACGGCTTAACCACGGCCTTGCGCTTGCGGCGCGCCGGGACGCGGAAGATTTCGTTTGTGATGACGCGGGAAAGTGGAGTAGACATCATGCCTCCTGCTTATCGCGCAACTGCTGGTATTCACAGCTCTGCGGAATAGTCAGGTGGCAGCCGATGTTCATCGCCCAGGCTTCTACTTTGCACAGGAAGATGTACATCTCTCCGGTTTCCAGCTCGGACGTATGGCGGAGGGATTGGACGGTGGTGACCTCGCCGGACACGACGTCTACACGGTCTTTGCTTTCGTAGCCGAGATAGGTGTGCTTCATCGCGTCTTTAACCCACTCAGGCGTGGCGAATGTTTTTCCGCGGGCGATGAGGTAGTCGCTGATTTCCGTGTACCACATGTGGCTGAGCGCGTTCTGCGACAGGCTGCGCTTCTCGCGCCACGGTTTCACCTGCAGGCGGAAGCACTGGCCAGCATCCAGCAATGGCTGAATCTGCTGGCCAATAGCCGCGAAGTTGCCGCGATGGAGTTTGATGCCGTCTACTGGAAGAGTCATACGGCCTCCTTAACGGAAACCGCAGAATGCAGAAAATCGCCGGTGACGGACGCCATCGGTGACAGGTATTGCTTTAAGGTTTTATGCGCCATGTGTCCCCACTTGGCGCCGGAATCAAGTCGTCAGTTGCTCATGCTGACAAGGTAATTATCGCCCTTCCCGGAGAGAAAAGCAAAATGAGCATAGGCGAGAAAATCGCTATTTTTTGGCGTTCTGTTCGGCCATCTCGATGTATCGCGAATCGGATGCACGGGGTAACTGGATGCTCTGCTCGCGGTAGTAGCGCACTCGCTCCATGAAATACTCGCGCAGGTGTTCTGGCTGCTCTCTGGCTACCTGCTCCGCTATCACCGGCATGTTAAGGCGCTCTTTGTAAGCAACGCCTGACGCTGCGAGGTCAACGTTGACCTTGTCCTGTTCGTCTTTCGACTTCGATGCGATATTGAATTTACTCATGATTAATCATCTACATATCGCATATCCAGAACCACATTCCCATCAAGGTCCTTTCTCACAATATGAACATCTTCCTTAAATGGCGGCCTGGTTTGCTCGATAACAGTCACTGTGGCTGTGCCAATTTTGTTCTGATTCTCGTCCAGGACAATGTAACTTCGGTCTATGCGGCTAGCTTGATGCCCTCTCCTGACTGTGCCGTTGTCCAAAAGAGTGTAGCCAGCTTCAAGGTTCATTTTTTCTTTAAACATAAATCCCCCTCAGGTTATGAAGGGGATTATATATCACTAACAGATTAGCTGCGCGGCTTTGCGTTCTGCTGGGGATTTAGGCACCTTTCACCTCCACGCACTGGATATTGTCTACGTGGGGTGATATATCGCTCCACGACCGTCTATCATCTGCAACTTTCATCGCCTGAATAGCTGCCTTGCACTGCTCCATGCTCTGCATTGGGACTACCTGCATATTCGATGATTGGCTGCTGATGACGAAAATCAGGAAGAAGTACGGCATCACTTCACCTCCTGCGGGGAAGCTGCAAGCGTGGTGGTGCGGTTGGCGTTTAGACGCTGCACCTCTTCACGAATTACGTCGATGCAATCTTTCGAATCCATCAGATAGTCTTCTTCATGAAGCCGATCTTGCTTTTTTTCTATCGCCGTGATAAATGCATCAGCCAGCGCATCCGGCACTACCGGCTGCTGCGCGTGGCGATTGAGCTTGTCGCCAATCTTTAGCCCCATACTCATCGGCGGAGTGTAATAGACCAGAGTCCACTGTTTACCGATGTACGCCACCGGCTCCTGATACATCCCCGCAATCAGCATGTCCATTGCAGCCATCCCACGACCAAACATGTCGTACTGCTCTTTATCGTCTTTCGGGTCGCAATCCTGCTGCCAGCATTCGAAATCGTTACGTAGGCGCTTGGCTTGTTCTATGGTTAATTTGCTGGTCATTGGTTGGCTCCTTCTGCCTGATATTTTTCGAACCAGAACACTACCGGCGCGTTAGTTGGTTGAACTAGGCCGAATGATTCCGCTGTGCGGTAGCTTCTCGATGCCCGGCGAGTCACGTCGACCTGGGTAGCAATACGCTTGCGAAAATCCTCAACGGTGCTGCACATTTTGAACAGGTTGCATGGAATACAGGCTGGCACCATATTGTCGATGGTGTCGTTTTCAGGCTTATCCATCGCGTAACCCTTGCTGATATTCCTGCGCACTGCCTCAACGTGATCGACATGGAATTTATCGCCAAGCTCACAGCCACAGTAAGCGCAGCGGCCTCCAAACTTCATGCGCAGCTCTGCGCGCTGTTTTTTGGTCAGTGCCATCTACTCAGCCTCCCACTTGATGCCAGCGGTAATCGAAATCAGGACATCACCAAAGCCTGTGATGTAGCTGATTCGTCCTGAACGCTGCAATGCTCCGATTGCCTCGAGCCGCCGCACCTGCTCTTTTTCTAAATCGTGACCACCAGATTCAGGGTCATCACAGCATTCGGCGAAGCGGTGGAGCGCTGCCAGGTCAGCATCGGTGACAAACGAGCGAAATGGTTCAATGGTGACGGTGCGGGACTCCAGCTCTGTGATGCGGCGCTTCAATTCCTGGTTTTCAACGTTCAGAGACGCTGCCGCCTCCCAGTCAACCGCCGCAACGTGCTGCGCCTTCTCCAGCGCCTCTACCAGCTCAGCACCAGCTGCTTTCCATGCGGCCCATAAGCTGGTGTAATCATGTTTAGAGAAGTAGCCAGTATTAGTGCGTCGGTTTTTTAGATAGCCCCATGGAAGAGCGCAACGCTCTTCAGCCCACGCTTCGAATTTCTCTCTCTGCGCCAGTTCGGTGATATCAGTTGTCATGCGGCACCCCAGCAAATTTGAGTTTTATATGAGCTTCCCACGCGCTTCACCGTGCCGATGGCTTCGAGCTTCTTCAGGCGGCTCAGCGCATAGGCTGTATTGATGTTTTTGTGCCTCCTGCGTAGCCAGTAGGCCACCACGTAGGTCATGCACTGGCCGTGCTCGGAAAGCACCTGGAGGATTTCCTCGTCAGTTGGTTTGCTCATGCGGCACGCTCCTGTTTGTGCTTGAATGCCCATTTACGAAAAGCCTTTTTCATATCGCCTTTGGTGTAACGCATTCCCCGGCGCGGATTGTGCCGTGAATTACGCGCCCGCTTTTCAAACGCTCCGCTGATAAGACACCCAGTGGCGTCATCCATGTTCATGAACACGCTTACAACACGTTTCACACCGTGCTGAACAAGAACAACTGGCTTAACTTCTTCGGGGCGTTTCCAGGCTTTTTTGTCACTGAATAGAGCCATGCGCATGCTGGTACGAAAGTCGTTAGACCTGTCGCTGGACTTCATCTTGCGGAGATAAATTGCGCCTTTGCGGTACTTGCTCATTTGGCCCCCTCGCGCAGCTGCTTGTCTTCCGCTTCACGCATTGGTTTGTGTCGCTCACATTCACAGCCGTAATAGCAGCAGTCGGTAAATCCGCCTTCGCACGGGCCCATCCAGACGTGCTCGTTTTCATAGTTGATAACGTGCTTATCAGCACCCCAGCGCAGGTCGCTTAGTAGCCCAGAGAAAGAAGTTAATTCGGCGCTCACAATGCACCCCCTTCTAACGCCGCGGGAAGTTTTGTGTAATGAGTTACACCCTTCAGGCTGTTGATTGAGCGCGAATGGTCTGCCAGCCAGATTTTATGGATGTTGGTATCGCTGGACGCGCAGAAGTTGTATTCCATCCATTGCGCCGAGCAGTACCGCGGGCCAGAATTGGCTTCATATCGAACCCAGTAACGGCCAAACTCGCTTGGCTCATTTCCTTCAATCCACTCCACCCCATCAGCCTTAATCCCGGCATAGATGCTATCGGTGGCGGGGGTTTCAGGATTCCAGTTGTTGTCTTCAAACCACGTATCAAGTGGTTCAAGCGCGCCATTCAGATGCCAGCCAGCAACCTCAAACCCCTTGCCGTAAAGCTCGTTGTTAATTTCAGAAACAACACCTTTCAGACCCACGTTCTCCGCAGCCAGCTGCACATACGCCTTAGCCAGGTCCAGATACTTCCGCTCTTTGATAGACAACTCGCCTGCGCTCTCCAGAGAGGCGATGAGCTCGTTTACCGTTTCAATGTTCATTTTCTCACTCCCGCCAGGCACTGGTTAAACAGGTTCGTCATTGGGTTTACGCCGCCAGGACGCTGGCAGAATGATGTGTCTGCGCTTTCGGTTACTGCTGTCGTGTCGGCCAGGGTGTAACGAAAGCTGCGACATTCCCCTTCACGCTTAACCTGTCCGTCTTTGTTCATCTGCCAAAGGGAGGAATTGACCACCGAAGAGTCAAGCCCGGTACCGCGGCGAATATCCTGGAAGTTGCAGCCCGGATGCAGACCGATAAAGTTGATAACGGCTTGTTTGCCAGAGTTCTTTTTCATCAAAATCCACCCCGCTTGGTTGGTTTTTCTTCTTTCTCGCGCCGGCGCTGATTGACAGCTTCCTGGTCGCAGTCGTAAATCGCCCCGTGACGCTGTTCGCAATAGACAACACCTGTCTCGCCATGCCTGTTCAGGCGCAGCAGCAACTCTGTGTCACTCTGGTTTGCGTTCTCGTCGTAGGCGCCTTCCCGGTAGATGGCCAGCCAGTAGTCGCAGTCCTGTTCGATCTGGCCGGTGTCTCGGGAGTCGCTCGGCAGCGGGCGCTTATTGGTTCGCTTCTCCAGATCCCGGTTGAGCTGAGTCAGGAGAACGACAACACAATCCAGTTCCTTCGCCAGGGTCTTCAGGCCTTTGGTGATCAGCCCATAGGCCAGGTCGTTTCGTTCAGCCTTATCGGCGGTCATCAGCGTCAGGTAATCGACGAGGATCATCCCTACCTTGCCGCGCTCGCGCTTGATGCGCCGCGACTCAGCCATGACATGCGCCAGCGAAATACCCGGGGTGTCGTCAATCAGGAGGTTGTTGGTGTCAATCAGGGCACCCATTACACCGGTGGCCTTTTGCAGATCGCTATTCCAGTCACCGCGATACCCGTAGTCGTCCTTCGTCATGTCGGGGTAAAACAGGTTGGGCGAGATCCGACCCTTCTGGGCTGTGATTTTCTCCACCATCTGGCCTTCAGGCATTTCAAGGGAGAACATCAGGGCCGGTTCGTTTTCCACCGTGGCGCAGTTGACGCCCATCTGGGTGTAGAGCGTGGTTTTCCCCATTTTTGGCCGGGCACCGATAACAAACAGGCTCCCGCGAACTATGCGCTTAACACCGAGCAATTCATCAAGCGAGCGGATCCCGGTCGACAACCCGCGGGAACGACCGTCAGGCTTCATCCTGTCGTCGAATTCATTCGACCAGTCATTCACGGCGTCGTAGAAAGTCCGAAGCCCCGTTTTTCTGCCAGTTTTAACGTGCTCGTTTATCTCAGTGAATAACCCCTGAATTGCGTCAAACTTCTGCTCTGCAGTCATGCCGTTGCGGGCATACAGCAGCTCGATCGCCTTCGTGGTTTTTTCGATGCCGTAGCGTTCCATTGCAGTCTCGCGGACGCGCATTGCATAGGCCACGATGTTCGCTGCGCTTGGCGTGTTTTTTGACAGCTCAGCCAGGTATGCAAAGCCACCTACCGATTCAGTCAGCGACTTGCTTTCCAGGGCATCAAACAGGGTCAGCAGGTCTACCGGCTTCTGGTCCCGGTACATCTGGCGCATTTCGGCAAAAATGACCTGGTGAGGGCGAGAGTAAAACGATTCTGGCTTGAGTATCGACAGAACCTTCTGAGTGCGTTCGCTACTGTCTTCATCCAGCAGGAGTCCACCAAGCACGCTTTGTTCTGCCTCGATGCTGTTCGGAGGGGTCATGAATTCAGAGGTCATCACAGGCCCCCTCGCGAGTTTTGGCGTACACGTCAACGTTCAGGAAATACTCAAGCGACTTACGGCGCCATGTCTTTCCGGTGCGCTGGTCAGGGCGATTCTCCAGCATCCAACGGCAGTTGCTGGCGATATAACTCAGGTAGGACTCCCAGTCAGCCAGGGTGAATCCGTGGCCATCCAACTGACGGGTGATTTTGTTGGCCTTCTGCCAGAACGAGCGGATCAGGTTACGGCGCTTGTCAGTGAGGATCCTGATGCTCTGCGCTTCTGGCAGAATCTGGTGGTAAACCTCAACAACCTGCTCACAACTGAGAGACGGTTTTTTTTGCTCAGTTTTTTGTGATGCTGATGCACTCTCTTCTACGTCAGTAGAAGAGATATTATTTAATATATTGTTTGTGGCACTCTGTTGGCATTCTGTTGGCACAACCTCCAGCTCATGCAGCGTGGTTACTGGGTTTGCGTTGGCACTCTGTTGGCATTCTGTTGGCACAAAAAACTGCTGATAATCGTCATATTTGGTGACGGTTAAGAGGGTGAATTTTTTGTTTGCCAGGGTTGTGACCATCCCCATTTTGGTGAACTTATTCAGCAGGTATTTTACCCGATCAGGGGTTATGCCGGTGTCTTTCGAAAGCGTGTGGCGCCCGGTGATGACCTGGCCACGCCCTACCGGATATTCCCCAAACTCAGTGGTGACCATACCTTCGGCTGCGTTCACTTCCATGATGAGGTGAACCCACAAATGGACGGCCTCACTATCAGTCCTGTAGAACGGCAACTCTCTTACTTTGCGGTGCAGGAATACCAACCCCTGCCCTGTTGGCTGAGGTTTCTCCATGGGCTTCTGAGACCCTCTAAAATCGGATATGCGAAGAACGTTACTCACGGCCGCCCTCCTTCCGTTTCAGTTCTTCCAGAATGGCGCGCATTTTTTCAGCCACCATCGGATTCACCGAACGGACAAAACGGTCACGAGTAAGATTTTTGTGGGTTTCTGCCTGGTAAAATCTATTGCTCTTAGGCATAATTACTCCTGTGAATTGATCCAGTTAATTCGCGTAGAAAGCCGTTAGTGTCCTACCACTACGGCTTTCGCCTTTTCTGTAACCCCTCATGCCTCAAAGTCCCCCTTCTCTCCCGTTCGGTTAGAAATCAGGATGGCCAGCAGCAACGACATGTTCGGCAGCAGGCTTTCCCGCCAGCGACTTACCGTCGACTTATTCACTCCGGCCACTTTTGCGATATTCGTGGTTCCCAGTTCAGCTATCTGGCTGTGCAACCAGCTTTCAATTCTCCTGGCCTCCACTTTGTTGCGTGTTGTTGAACTCTCCATTTGCGATACTTCCTCTGGTGTTAAATCAAAGGCCGCTGGTTAGGCGGCTGAACCTTGCGCACCAAGCAACTGAGCCAGATCAGGCCTGATTTCTGCGGCCTTAACCTTGCCATTCGTTGCTGACACGATTTTCATTACGTAGCGGGCTTCAATACCGCCGCCATGCAGCCATCGCCATACTGTTGGCTGAGCAACGCCACACAGATCGGCTAATTTTTTTTGGCTGCCGGCGATATCAATTGCCTTCTGGATGGTTTTATTCGTCATATTCCAATTCCTATGAGTATTGGTGTGGAATGATAATAGCAATGCGTATTGATATTGGCAATAGCAAAACGTGTTTTGACCAGCAATACGCAAGCGTATAAATTTAAAATCATGAAAAAAGAAACTCTTGCAGAAAGACTAAATGAGGCCATGACGATGGCTGGAATGTCACAGGGGGCGCTGGCAAAATCCTCGGGAGTTGCTCAGCCCACCATATGGCGCCTTGCTAGCGGAAATGCCAGAGGCTCAACAAAGATCGTTGAAATAGCTAACGCTTTAGGGGTTAGATCTGAATGGCTATCTACCGGCCAAGGACCTATGCGAGAGGATGGGCAGCAACCTCAACACCTGTTTGAGAAAACTGGGGATTCAGATGTGTTCCGATTGGACGTGCTGGATCTGACGGTAAGCGCCGGCCCCGGCATCATTAATCAGGAATTCGTTGAAATTTTGCATTCCGTCGAGTACGCGCCAGCTGAAGCTCGCCATATGTTCGACGGGCGCAAGGCCGAGAATATCAGGATTATCAACGTCCGCGGCGATAGCATGTCTGGCACGATTGAGCCGGGTGATCTGCTGTTCGTGGACATCAGCGTTAAGAGCTTTGACGGCGACGGGATATACGCGTTCCTGTACGACGACACTGCTCACGTCAAGCGCCTGCAGAAGATGAAAGACAAGCTGCTGGTTATCTCGGATAACAAGATTTATGCAGCTTGGGACCCGATAGAGAAAGACGAGTTGAACCGGGTGTTCGTGTTCGGCAAGGTGATCGGCAGCATGCCGCAGACGTACAGGAAGCACGGTTAATTCGCTCCGAGGGGTGAAGATGAAAGAATCGAGCAGGTTTGCGTTGATTGTGATCGCCTTGCTGCTTTGCGTTCTGTTTGTAGTCCAGGCAATTGTTTTGCTCGTTAAGTGAGGATTTATGAGAATTGGAATTGCCTTCCCTATCATAGTATTCATCGTAGCAGTGGCGTTTTTGACCTGGTTTGTCTTTGGTGGCTATGTGACGCCTGGTGAATGAAAACGTGTTTGTTGATCGTCGGCGTGTTGCAGACGTACAGGAAGCATGGGTAGCTAGGCCGGAGGAATTATGCAAGTTAACCTAGAAAGAATATCGTTTATAACTCCTTTTTCAGATAGTGAGGACCAGACACAGCCAAAGCTTAATTTTGAGTGCGTGAACTTCCCCACTCAGTTTTCGATAAATTTCCGGGTGGGAATGGTAGGTTTGAAGCCAAATACTCGCTATCAACTCGGACTGTTTGTTATACCAGCTCATTTATTTATTAAAGAGGGGCAGGAGTTTCAACTTCCTGACGGCACTCAGGAATCTGTTTCTGTTAACATTGATACTAAAGACAGCAACATGGTGACGGGTGCCAGTGGACAGGTTGTCATTACTCTAAACGAAATGCGCCTCCCTGGTAAGGGGCTGTATAGTGTGACTGGCGTCTTACACGCCAACGATTCGACAAAAACCGTGCTCCATAAAAACGAGTCATTTTTCACTGTTGATAAATTATGAGTGACGATAAAGAATCAAAAAATCAAGAGAATCAAAGCGCGAGACCAAATAGCCTAAGGAGGCTGAAAGTTATTGGTGGCTCGGATTTCGATGCTGAATTTGATAATTCCTCAGAGAAGGTGCAAGATCACTTCATAACGTCGCATACTCCGGAGCGAGAAGTGGATAGGATTAGCAGAGAAGAACTTGAAGCAAGGCTGTCCGCCAATAAAGCGGAAATGGAATCAATAGCCTCTTCAATTCGAGCAGACATGGCCTTGGCCAGAGAAAACACCAATGTCCAGTTCGCAAATCTCTCCTCCGCAATTAACTCTATCTCTTCAAAAATTGACGGTAAAATGGATAGTGTAGATGGAGAAATGAAAGCAATAACTGGTAAGTTTGATGGCATCCAGGGCCAGATAACTGGACTGAACACAGCCATTAGCGGAATCCAGTCAGGTATATCTACGCGACTGGCAATTTTTAGCGTAATTATCGCTGTGATTGTCGCCTTGCCTGGGATTATCTCCTCATTTAAGGACTCCCCAGCTAAGCCTGATGATAATCCCTCACCCTTGATTATTCAGATGCCAGCGCAGCAACAAAATCAACAACCCGCCCCCCAAAACCAACAGAAAGCATCGCCAAATCAGCATAAGTAGCCCGGCCTCCGCGCCGGGTTACTTTTTATTAGCTTTGATCTATGATGGTGGCTCTAAACATAGATAGATTTCCACCTTCTTATCCCCTCTCCCGAAAGAGGGGATTTTTTTAGGCTACTCCTTCCCAAAAGATATCAACCGCTTTATAGCCTCCAGCTTTCCGGTCTGTCTACGCATCTCCAACAATCTCAGGGCCTCGAACGCCTCCATTCCTACCAACTTCTGCTCTGCAAGCATCTCCATATCCTGCATCAGTAACTCGACTTCTTCCTTTGTGATTGGCGGTCTCATGCGGCCTCCTGCTTTTTTTGAATATATTACCCTACTCTTTCCGCAGCATCAGCACATCCAGTGCCAGCTCCACAGCCAGATCTGCCCGGTCTCCCTGCCACAACACCTGAATCATCTCTATCAGCGCCTCTCTTGAGGGCTCGCGCTTCTCAACCAGCAGTTGCATAACCGCTATCCCGATAACCTGCGCAATCTGCGGGTGCATCTCTGCGAAAAACTCATCCTCGTTCGGCATGCCAACACCCCTTTCCTGATGTTTTTTTGAGCATAACATCGCCTAACTGAAAAATAAATTCACTTTGCTATCAGACACATAATACATATTGCTATTAAATAATATCAATGCGTATTGCTATGGACAATACTCATTGCTATTATCAATTCATCCAAACAACAACGTTGGCGCCGGTAATAGGTAACAACGCTCCGTTAGCCGCGATAAGGCAAAGGTGAAGAGATGATCCGCGAAGAAGACAAGCCTGCATGGCGTAATTTTTGGTTAAAGGTCGTTCCGTTTCTGGTTGCTGTCCTCTTTTTTAGCTTCGCATGCTGGGGTGGGAAATGAGCAAACAAGGCATTCGTTCACTGATTATCGTGTCGGCCTGTAGTGGCATTTTCTGGTCGGTGGTGGTTGCTTCAATTTTGCATGCTTCGGGGGTGTTCAATGGTTAGTCATCATTACGGGACACAGACCGTTAATCGCGGCGCCGTTCTGCCAGGGATGCTCGTTAAACATCGGGAAAGCACCTGGACAGCATCAGCAAATAAACGCGGCCGCCTCTACCTGCATCGCGGTATTGAGCGCACTTACACAACCGATTTGCTGGTTGAAGTTTATCTGAACGGGTTGGGGCAAGGTCTCAGCCGGTAATCGAAGCGAAGAATTTAACTGAGCTATCAGGCAGCCAATAAGGTGCCGGGCGTTTCACAACCAAATTTCAGGAGCGAGCTATGAACGCATACCGCGCATATGACGTGATCGAAGAGCGTAAGTGGGCCGAGCAAACGCTCACCGAAGAGAAGCAAAAGTGGATTGACGATCGGGCGCAGGAAATTATCGACGCGCTGCCGAAAGAGCCGTCAGGCCTGTTCCGCTTCTCTGTTCCGATGGACAAAAGCCCATACGAAGGCCTCCGCAGCGATGCAGCTGGCGAGGCATATAACGATCTCATTTCGGCAGTAGCTTACGCCCAGGCGGAATACGACTGGGATCACCGCACCGGATGCCCGTTTTAACTTTGGGGAATAGAAATGGCTAACGAACTTGTGATTACAGCCAGCTCTCTTGCTGAGCGAGGCATTGACGGTGCTACCTGGAGCGCCCTCAAAAACAGTATTTACCCTGGCGCCAAGGATGAATCGGTGATGATGGCGCTGGACTACTGCCGGGCCCGCCAGCTGGACCCGTTGCTTAAACCTGTTCATCTCGTTCCGATGTACGTCAAGGATTCGAAAACAGGTAAAGGCGATTTTCGTGACGTGGTCATGCCGGGCATCGGGCTTTACCGCATTCAGGCAGACCGTTCCGGCGATTATGCAGGGGCGCGGGAACCAGAATTCGGTCCCGACGTAACTCAGACGCTTACTGGTGTCGAGGTTACCTTTCCTCAGTGGTGCAAGTACACGGTCAGCAAGCGCATGCCGAGCGGGGAGATCGTCGAATTCAGCGCGAAAGAATACTGGGTTGAGAACTATGCCACCGCCGGCCGCGACACTACCGCGCCAAACGCAATGTGGAAAAAGCGCCCTTATGGCCAGCTGGCGAAATGTGCCGAGGCTCAGGCTCTGCGTAAGGCGTGGCCTGAAATTGGCCAGCAGCCCACTGCCGAAGAGATGGAAGGTAAAACACTGGAAGTTGATGCGCGTGACGTAACGCCGCGAACCACGACAGAGGCGCTCACCCTGGTGGCCAGTGAGGAAACGTTGCAGGAAATTACCGACCTCCTGACGTCCCTGAATAAGGACTGGGATCAGGACTTCCTGCCTCTGTGCAGCAACATCTTCAAGCGTGACATTTTCCAAGCATCACAGCTCACCGAAGAAGAAGCGCAGAAAGGCTTTAGCTTCCTCCAGAAAAAAGCGCAGGTGGCAGCATGACCGGAAAAACTGTTGAAGTGACCTGCAAGTGCTGCCCGGACAAATTCCTTGCCAGAGTTGCTGACAGGAAAAGAGGCTGGGCGCAGTTTTGCAGTAAGTCATGTGCAGCTTATTGGAAGCAATATGGCCGTCGTAGAGGCCATCAATCATTAGAGATGCGTCAGGCGGCCATTGACAGAAATTCAATTGAGCGACTTCAGCGCGATAAACATGGGCGCGATTCATCTAGCGGTTTTGTTTATGTAGGTGGATTTGGGCCATGGGATGACCATAAGGACTGCTGACATGACACCAGAAATTATCCTCGAGCGAACTGGCATTGACGTTACCCGCGTTGAACAGGGAGATGAATCCTGGCACCGCTTACGCCTGGGCGTGATCACCGCCTCGGAAGTTCACAACGTCATTTCTAAGCCTAAGTCAGGCAAGAAATGGACTGATATGAAGATGTCCTACTTCCTTACGCTCCTTGCCGAAGTGTGCACCGGCGTGGCGCCGGAAGTTAACGCCAAGGCGCTGGCCTGGGGGAAACAGTATGAGGCCGACGCTCGCACCCTGTTTGAGTTCACCACCGACGTGCAGGTAACCGAGTCGCCGATCCTTTTCCGTGACGAAGGTATGCGCACCGCCTGCTCACCAGACGGCCTGTGCAGTGATGGCCGCGGCCTTGAGCTGAAGTGCCCTTTCACCTCTCGCGACTTCATGAAATTCAGGCTTGGCGGATTCGAGGCTATCAAGTCCGCCTACATGGCTCAGGTGCAATTCAGCATGTGGGTAACCGGGAAGGATTCCTGGTACTTCGCGAATTATGACCCTCGCATGAAGCGAGAAGGCATTCACCATGTGGTTGTTGAGCGCGACGACAAGTACATGTCCGACTTCAACGAAATGGTGCCGGAGTTCATCAGCAAGATGGATGAATCGCTGGCGGAGATCGGGTTCATCTTCGGGGAGCAGTGGAAATGAAACGCACTCCATTTTACCGCAGGCCCGGCAAAGCAGGGAAATTCTCCGGCCTTCGCGAGCGCGTGATCTGGATGATTCAGACGCGCGGCCGCCCCGTTACCGGCAGCGAAATAGCGGAGAAATTCGGCGTGACGCTTGTCGAATTTAACCGCGTTGCGAACGGCATAACCAAGGGAGAAGGCCGCATTGCACAGCTGATCGCATCGGAAACCTGGCTCAACGAGGATGGCATATGCGATCGCACCTTTGACCTGATCACAAGGCCAAAGGTCATTACCCCGCAGGGTAAAACGCGCCTGTTCACTAAGCGCTCGATAGCTCAGGCCGCCTCTGGCAACCGCCAGAAATGTATTGATAAAGCGGCCCGGCGCCGCCGGCTTATCGCATCTGGCCTCTATATCGACGAAATGGAGTCAGTCCTATGAACCGGTACTCACTTATCTATGCCGATCCGCCATGGGCTTACGGCAATACGATCAGCAACGGCGCCGCTGCCGATCACTACTCGACGATGCGACTCATCGACCTGAAGCGTCTGCCTGTGTGGGAACTGGCTGCCGAAAACGCGGTGCTGGCGATGTGGTACACCGGCACCCATAACCAGGAGGCGATCGAATTGGTTGAGGCGTGGGGTTTCACGGTTCGCACGATGAAGGGATTTACCTGGGTGAAATTGAACCAGCTGGCCGAGTTGCGCATTACCAAGGCTCTGGCAGAGGGTGACGTCGCAGATTTTTACGACTTCCTCGACCTGCTGAATGCAGAGACGCGCATGAACGGTGGCAACCACACTCGCGCCAACACGGAAGACGTGCTGATTGCCACCCGCGGCGCCGGGCTGGAGCGCAAGCACGCTGGCATTAAGCAGGTGGTCTACAGCCCACTCGGCGCGCACAGCGAGAAACCGTGGGAAGTTCGGCACCGTCTGGAGCTGCTCTACGGCGACGTGCCGCGGATTGAGCTTTTCAGCCGCAGCGCTGCGCCAGGTTGGCATCACTGGGGTAATGAGTGCCTTTCCAGTATTGCCATAACCCCAGCATCGGTAATTTTTGCTGATGAAAAAATTCATCATCAAGAAATTCCGGAAGTTGAATGTACCGTCTGGCCAGCAGAAGTCGAAATGGTTTTTCTCTCTGTCGAGCAGGCTCCTGCCCTTACAAAAGAAAGACAGAGAAAACTCAAATTTCACATAAATCGTATGTGGTTAGAAAAGACCCCGGTACCTCAAATTATCGTGTCTGCCAAGTCGCTTATCGGGCAATTGGAGAATAAAGCATGAAAGAAATTATCGTGGACAATTTTGCCGGCGGCGGCGGTGCAAGTACTGGAATAGAGATGGCAATAGGTCGCAGCGTGGACATAGCAATTAACCACGACGTGAACGCTATCGCTATGCACACCACCAATCATCCCGAAACACTTCATTATTGTGAAAGCGTATTTGATGTTAACCCGATCGCTGCAACTGCTGGTTGCCCGGTTGGACTGGCATGGTTTTCACCAGATTGCCGCCACTTCTCGAAGGCGAAAGGGGCGAAGCCGGTAGAGAAAGCGATCCGGGGTCTGGCGTGGATCGTCCTCCGTTGGGCGCTGGATGTTAGCCCGCGCGTTATGATGCTGGAGAACGTGGAAGAGTTCAAAACGTGGGGCCCGCTGCTGGCAGCAGAAATGCGGCCGGACCCGGCGCGCGTTGGTGAAACATTCCAGGCATTCGTCGGCATGCTGACATCCGGAGTTCCTGCGGATCACCCTGCGTTGTTGGAATGCTGCGAGTTTCTGGAGTTGTCGCCGGATAGTGAACAGGCGAAACACTTAGTTGCCGGGCTGGGCTATGTTGTCGATTTCCGTGAACTGCGCGCCTGCGACTATGGCGCGCCTACCATCCGTAAGCGGTTCTTCATGGTGATGCGCCGGGACGGACAACCAATAGTCTGGCCCGAACCCACGCACGGGGATCCGAAATCGCCCGCGGTGCAGGCAGGCAAGCTGACGCCGTGGCGCACAGCTGCAGAATGCATTGACTGGTCAATACCGGCGCCAAGCATTTTCGACCGCAAAAAGTCTCTGGCAGAGAATACGCTGAAGCGGATCGCACGCGGCATCCAGCGCTTTGTTATCGAGAGCGCGTCGCCGTTTATCGTGAAGTGCAACCACACGACAACCAAAGGCAAGTATGACTGCTTCCGAGGGCAGCCGCTGGCGGATCCGCTGCAGACGATTACCAAAACCCACGGTTACGCAATCGCGGTACCACACCTGACAAAATTCCGCACCGGCGCCACCGGGCAGCCAGTTACTGATCCGGTACCTACGGTGACCGCCGGTACATCAAAACGCCCGGGCGGGAATGGTCACGCCCTCGGTATCGTTGAAGCTGAGTTGACACCGTTCCTGGCTGGTAATGGCGGCAGCGAGTACCAGGCTAAACCGCGCCCGATCGATAAGCCCGCCCACACAATCCTGAAAGAGTCGCGCGCCTGTGTCGTCGCTCCGGTTATCGCCCGGCAGTTCGGTGCCAGCATCGGACACCGGGCGGATGAGCCTAGCGCAACAATCACCGCGGGCGGCGGAGGTAAATCGCAGCTGGTATCCGCATTTCTGGCGAAACACTACGGCGGGAACTATACCGGGCCGGGGGTGGGGCTTGATGAGCCTGCTCACTCAGTGACTACAGTTGACCATCATGCCGTGGTAGCAGCGCACCTTATGGTGAACAACACCGGGCACCCTGGCGGCTCAGTGGAATCCCCGGCGCATACGGTTACGACAGGAAACCACCATGCCGTTGTTGCCTCTCACCTGGTCAAATTGCGCGGAACCTGCCGCGATGGCCAGCGAACTGACGAGCCGATGCCGACTATCACTGCCGGCGGCCAGCATGTAGGAGAAGTTAAAACGACCCTGGCAGTCGAGGACTACGACGAAGAGCGCGCGCAGCAGGTGCTGGCGTTCCTGCAGGAATACTGCGGGGAGGATAGCACCGGACTGGTGGAAATCGCCGGGGTGACATATCGCATCGTTGATATCGGTATGCGCATGCTGCAGCCACATGAGCTTTACCGGGCGCAGGGCTTCCCCGAGTGGTACATCATCGATCAAGATTACCGCGGCGTGAAGTACGCGAAAGATAAGCAGGTCGCGCGCTGTGGCAACGCCGTCCCGCCGCCATTCGCAGAAGCACTGGTGCGCGCCAATTTACCAGAATTGTGCACTAAGCGAAATTCGGAGGCAGCATGACGCCAGAAGAAAAGAAAAATGCGCTCAGAAGCATCGCGCGCAGGGCTAACGATGAGATTAAGGCAAAACGGCGGTCATCCCCCGTTTTAAGTTGCGACGAGATATCACGACAGATCCTCAACGGATGCATGCCGCTGATAAAGCAGCTTGGGTTAACTCCAAGCCATCTCTATGTGGAAATCGGCATTTTGAACGGAAAGATAAAGGAGCGCTGACATGCCAGAAATCATCGATCAGGCCAACGAGCTTGCAGAGCGTAGGCTGGAGCTGACCATCCAGAACATGCGCATCAACCATAACGCAGTATCGGCGACTCATTGTGTTAAATGCGGGGAAGAGATACCGGAGCGCCGCCGGGAGGTGGTTGCGGGTTGTCAGCGCTGTGCTGACTGTCAAGAAGAAGAGGAATTACGCGGTAAGCATTGGAGGCCGTGATGTTCAAGTTAATTCAGAGAGGCCAAGTCTTTGCTGATTGCCACGGATGGCCGGTAATTGTCGCCGGCAGTGACGCTAAGGTGGTTCGCTACTGGCGCCAGGGGCGGATCAACACAGCAAGCATAGACCGCTTTAATAATGATTTCGAGCCGCTCTCTCACGAAGAGGCCCAGCAGATAAAGGCAGATCTGGAGCAGAGCGAACACATTAAGAAACTGCGCTCACAGCGGGCGGCGTAACCGGGAGGAAATATGGCGTCTGATAGACCGATTACAGCACAGCAGGCCGCTGATTTGCTCATCGTGTCGGCGCGGGTGATCTACCGCCTGATTGATTCTGGAGAACTCGCCGGCCGCAAGGTCGGCAACAAGTACAGAACGACCGAGGCTGCGTGTATTGCATATTTGAAAACCCCGCGCGATCCTGTCATCGCGAACGCGGGTGAACATAAAGGAGAAGTTTTATGTCAATCACCCTCAGGGGCGGCGTGTGGCACTGTCATTTCTTTACGCCGTCAGGGAAAAGAGTTAGGCGATCTCTTGGTACGGGGGACAAAAAGCAGGCGCAGGAGCTCCACGACAAGCTAAAGGCTGAAGCATGGCGGGTTGACCAGATCGGCGACCTGCCTGTCAGAACCTTCGAAGAGTGCTGTATCCGGTGGCTGCGGGAGAAAGATCACAAGCGGTCGCTGGATGATGACAAAACCAAAATAGAGTTTTGGCTGCAGAATTTTTCCGGCCGCGACGTCTCGAAAATAACGGTGGAGGAAATTTACGAATCCGTTAACGGGATGATCAACCGTAAGCACCTGCAGGTGTGGGAGAGTAAACGTGATGCCGCGTTGAGGAAGGATAAGCCGGTTCCTGAGTACAAACCACGGCAGGTTTCTCAGGCGACGAAGGCGCAACACCTTTCCTTCATTCGGTCTCTTCTCAGGGCCGCGGCAAATGACTGGGGCTGGATAAAAACGGCACCAGTTATCAAAACCCGCAAGCCGATCAGCAAGCGGATACGGTGGCTGACAAGAGAGGAAGCTGAGCGGTTGATCGAGTGCATGCCGGAGAGCATCAAGCCAGTGGTGATATTTGCACTGGCAACCGGCCTGCGCCGCTCAAACATCATCGGGCTTGAGTGGCAGCAGGTCGATATGCAGAGAAAGGTTGCATGGGTAAATCCGGAGAACGCAAAAGCGGGCAAGGCGATTGGCGTAGCTCTGAATGATACCGCATGCAGGGTATTAAGGGATCAGATAGGGAAGCATTCCCGGTGGGTGTTCGTTCATACCACAGCAAAACATCGCCCGGATGGAACGCTGACGCCCGCGGTGAGAAAAATGCGGGTGGATGACAATAACGCCTGGCGCGCCGGACTGAAAAAAGCGGGGATAGAGGATTTCCGTTTTCACGACCTCCGGCATACCTGGGCAAGTTGGTTAATCCAGTCCGGTGTCCCGCTTTCTGTTTTGCAGGAAATGGGCGGATGGGAGAGCATCGAGATGGTGCGCCGTTATGCTCACCTGGCGCCGAACCATTTGACCGAGCACGCAAGGAAAATTGACGCCATTTTTGGCGCTAGCGACACAAATACGACACAAGGAGGAAATCAGGCTGGTTTAAAACTTGCGTAAGTTACTGTTTCTTAATGGTACGCCCTACAGGGTTCGAACCTGTGACCTACGGCTTAGAAGGCCGTTGCTCTATCCAGCTGAGCTAAGGGCGCATTGAGAAGCGAGCTTCATGATGTGCAATCGCCGGAATTATACGGTCCACGCCTGATGAGTCAATGTATTTTGCCGCGAAACTGCGCTTGCCCGTGCAGGCTGGCGGCTTATGCCGCAAAAGCAGTATAAAGTTTATCCAACCTTATGTTTCTGCACATTAACTTTTCTTCGGCTCTCGAGCTCCTTTTTGCGCTATTCGCGGCGCGGTCAGGCCCATTTTTAGGCCACCGCAGCGTCAAAGCAAGATAAAATCTTAAACGAAGACTGACAGCGGGGCTGGCTTCTGACAAAATATCGCCATCCCCCTTTCGTAAAGATACAGATGGAATCCTCTCTCTGATGGCAGCAAAAATTATTGACGGTAAAACGATTGCGCAGCAGGTACGCTCTGAGGTTGCGGAAAAAGTGAAGGCCCGCGTTGCGGCCGGATTTCGTGCTCCAGGGTTAGCCGTCGTGCTGGTCGGCAGCAACCCGGCATCGCAGATTTATGTCGGCAGCAAGCGCAAAGCGTGTGAAGAGGTAGGCTTCGTCTCCCGCTCGTACGATCTCCCGGAAACCACCAGCGAAGCGGAGCTGCTGGAACTTATCGACACGCTGAATGCCGATGAGGCTATTGATGGCATCCTGGTTCAGCTGCCGCTGCCCGCCGGCATTGATAATGTCAAAGTCCTCGAGCGCATTTCGCCGGACAAAGACGTTGACGGCTTCCACCCGTATAATGTGGGTCGTCTGTGCCAGCGCGCACCGCGCCTGCGTCCGTGCACCCCGCGCGGGATTGTCACGCTGCTTGAGCGTTACAATATCGATACCTACGGCCTGAACGCGGTAGTCATTGGCGCTTCTAACATCGTTGGGCGTCCGATGAGCATGGAGCTGCTGCTGGCTGGCTGCACCACCACCGTCACTCACCGTTTTACCAAAAACCTGCGTCATCACGTCGAAAACGCCGACCTGCTGATCGTGGCTGTCGGTAAACCGGGCTTTATTCCGGGCGAATGGATTAAAGAAGGCGCGATCGTGATCGATGTTGGGATTAACCGCCTGGAAAACGGCAAAGTGGTTGGCGATGTGGTCTATGAAGATGCCGCCGCGCGCGCGTCGTACATCACCCCGGTTCCCGGCGGCGTCGGCCCGATGACCGTAGCCACCCTTATTCAGAACACGCTGCAGGCGTGCGAAGAGTATCACGATATTCAGGAGGCCTGA